GGCCGAGTTCAAGCGCCAGCGCCTGAACATCGAGCAGATGTACAACCTCAAGCTGATCAGTCCCACGCAGGCCGAGAAGCTGGCCAAGGTGAAGAAGCCCAAGAAGGGCGAACAAGCCGTGAAGCCGATCATCGGGCCGCGTCTGTGGAAGCAGATGCAGGACATGATCGTCCGTGCGGACCCGAAGCCCAGCGTCAAGCCGGCGCACGTGATCACCACGCCGTACAGCCCGACGCAGCCGGACGAGTCCGGCTTCGAGGCCATCCCCGAACCGCAACCCGAGGTCGAAGAAGACCTCTCTTGAAAGGAGCGAACATGCTCGATGACCGTGTGTACACGCCGCCCCCGATCGCGGGCTACCGCAACTTGACCCAGGCCGAGGTCGACGCGATCAACCAGATCAAGAACATCGGCAAGGAGCTCGACGGCGCAATCGCGGCGTTTCGCGAGCACCTGAAGGCGCAGCGCGCCGCGGCGGGCCCGGACCATACCAAGACCCGCGAGATCGGTTTCCTCCCGCCGAACCGCAACCCGGCCGAGATGGAGCGCCTGGACCACGCCGAGCCTGAGCGTTGGCTCGCGATGGCCCGCACCGACCTGCAGACCGGCCTGATGAAGCTGGTGCGCGCCATCGCGCAGCCCGCGTCCTTCTGAAGTTCCTCCACCACCCAACGAAAGGAGCATCCAACCGTGGGTACCGTTCTGAAACTGACCGACGTTCGGTTGTCGTATCCGCGCCTGGATACGCCCGACTACTTCCAAGGCGTGAAGTCCAAGGCGACCGACAAGCGCCGCTGGTCCGCTGCCTTCCACATCGCCAAGAGCGACACGGCGCAGATCAACAAGACCATGGCGGCGATCGAGGCCGAGGCCAAGGGCAAGTGGGGCAACAAGGCCGCTGCGATCCTCAAGGGGATCATGGTCGACCCGAAGGGCTGCTGCTACGCCGATGGCGAACTGAAGGATGCGCCCGACGTGATGATCCTCACGGCCCACAAGAACGAGGACACGGGCCCGCCGCTCGTCTACGACAACGACAAGTCGCCGATCTACGACAAGGTGTCGCGCGAGATCATCAAGGGCAAGGAAGGCCGCCTCTTCGCCGGCTGCTACGTCGACGCCCAGGTCGAGATCTGGCCGCAGGACAACAAGATGGGCAAGGGCATCCGCGCCACCCTGCTGATCGTGCAGCGCCGGCGCATCGGCGAGGCCTTCAGCGGCGGCTCGGCGCCGAACCCGGACGACTTCGACGAGATCGAGGAGGGCGCCGACGCGGACGATGTGAGCTGATCGGCGCGAGACCTGGCTCTGCGGGGCCGGGCTCTTTGGTGATCGGACTGCATCCTCTAGAGAGGAAGAAAGCCACTGAGTTGCGGAGCCGGAGCACCTGCAGACGTGCAGGACCGGCGGAACGGGATTCCTGGGGACAGCGCTCTAGTAAAGGCCCGGGGGCACCACTCAAGCGGACACATCCGACCCGCTGCAGTCTGATCACCAAAGAGCATTTTCAACAGGAGAGCGAGCATGGTTTTTGACTTCGGGGCGTTTATCGCCGGGGTGACGGTTGCAGCCGTCATCGGTTTCGGCTTCTGGTGGTCGGCTCGCGCCGCCATCACGCCATCCGTGGCCCAGGCCCAGTACAAGCAGTTGATCAACGCGCAGACCGCGCTCGTGGAGGAAGAGGCGCTGCTGGAGTACTACCGCGTGCACGTGCCGATGCTGCGTGCGCAGATCAAGCGCCTGGAACTGGCGGCCGAGAAGCGCGAGAAGACGCGCCAGCAGCAGGCCACCTCAGCAAAGATCAACGCATCGCCGGTCTGATCCGTGGGCCCGATCACCGAAGCCTTCCTGCGGTGGTTGACGCAGCAGCCGGAAGGCTGCCGCGTCAACATCGCTGAGGCCTACGTTAACGGTCAGAGTGTGACCTACGAAGCGTTCAAGGCCGGATACCTAGCAGGCCTGAACGCGCCTGACGACGAAGACGAGCCCGTCGATGCGTGATTCCTGGGGCGATCTGGAGACCCGCTGCGCCACGCCACTGAAGCATGGCTCGTGGGTCTACGCCGAGACTGCGGAGGTCATGCTCTGGGCCTACGCGCTCGAAGACGGCCAGATCAAGGTCTGGGACCTGCTCAACAAGATGATGCACTGGCAGGACGACATGACCGGCCTGTGGGAGGAGGCACCGTGCCCCGGCATCCCGGCCGATCTCGAACTGCAGTTCGACGACCCGGACATCGCCTTCTGGTTTCATAACGGCGTGCAATTCGACTTCCCGGTGCTGGAGCACGCGCTGCCGCGCATCGCGGCCCGCATACCGCAGTACCGCCGTCGCGATACCATGGTCCAGGCCTACTGTCACGGCATGCCTGGTGCACTGGACAAGCTGGGCGCGGCGCTGAACATCGACGAGTCCAAGCGCAAGGACAAGCGCGGCAAGGCGCTGGTGCAGCTTTTTTGCGTGCCCAAGAAGACCGACAACCCGGACGAGATCGTCTGGAACACGAAGCAGACGCACCCGAAGGAGTGGCAGGAATTCATCCAGTACGCAGGCCAGGACATCGTGGTCATGCGCGAGGCGCACCGCAAGCTGCCCAACTGGAACTACAAGGGTCGGCAGCTCGAACTCGCGCACCTCGACGCGAAGATCAACGCCCGCGGCTTCGCGATTGATCGCACCCTCGCCGAGGCGGTGATGCGCGCCAGTACCGAAGAGAAGGCACGGCTGGCCAAGCGCACGCAGGAGATCACCGAGGACGAGGTGAAGGCCGCGACGCAACGTGACGCGCTGCTGCGGTACATCGTCAAGGCCTACGGTGTCGATCTGCCCGACATGAAGTCGGACACGCTGGAGCGCCGGCTGAATGACCCGGATCTGCCGGTCGAGGTGAAGGATCTGATCGGCATTCGGCTGCAGGCCTCGATGAACTCGTCCAGCAAGGCCAAGACCCTGCTGAAGGGTGTGTGCCGCGACAACCGCCTGCGCGGCGGTGCGCAGTTCCGCGGCGCCTTTCGCACCGGCCGCTGGGCGCACCGCCTCTTCCAGCACGGCAACATGCCGCGCATGGATCCTGAACCGATCGCGCGGTGGTTCGGTATCCCGAAGAGCAAGGTCAAGAAGAAGCACATCCTGCAGTACGTGAGCTCGGGCATCGAGTCGCTGATCGCCGGTTGCGAGGACATCACACACGGCGAGGTGATGCGTCTGTGCGCCATGGTGATCCGCGGCCTGATCGTGGCCGGCCCTGGCAAGAAGCTGTGCATCGCCGACCTTGCGAACATCGAGGGCCGCGGCGCGGCGTGGGCTGCCGGTGAAGAGTGGAAAATCCAGGCGTATCTGGACTACGACACGATCATCGGTGAGACCGAAGATGGTGAGCCCATCCGCAAGGGTGCGGACCTGTACAAGGTTGCGTATGCCGAGGCTTTCCGGTGCTCGGTTGAGGAAGTGGTCGACTGGCAGCGGCAGATCGGCAAGGTGATGGAGCTCATGCTCCAGTACCAAGGTGGTGTCGGCGCGTTCATCACCGGCGCAGCCACCTACGGCATCGATCTGGACGAGATGGCAGAGATCGCCTGGCCCAACCTGCCGGCCGATGTGATCGAAGAGGCGCAAAGTTTCCTGCAGTGGCTGTACGACCAGGTGCAAGCCAAGCACCGCAAGCGCGTCGAGAAGGCCGAGAAAAAGTTCAACCTGGGCCCCGATGCGCCGGACTTCGTGCCGATGCCTGATGAGGCGCAGCACCGTGCCGACTTCGAGAAGACGATCGCCGGGCTGGAAGTGCTGCGCGACCAGGAACTGATCGAGGCGCGGCACGGCCTCGACGAGAAGGTCTTCGTGGTGTGCGACTCGCTGAAGCGCCTGTGGCGCCGGGCGCACCCGGCCATCGCCGGTACACGCAGCACACCGTCGTACTGGACCGAGCTAGAAGACACGGTCCGCTATGCGATCCTGAACCCAGGCGTCACGCTACCGTGCCGCAAGGTGAAGATCCGCCGTGACGGTGGGTGGCTGCGCATCGTGCTGCCCTCCGGCCGGGCGCTGTGCTACCCGTCGCCCAAGCTGGCGAAGGACGGCACGATCACCTACATGGGCCAGAACCAGTACAGCAAGAACTGGGAGCGGCTCAGCACCTACGGTGGCAAGATCTTCGAGAACATCGTGCAGGCCATTGCGTGCGACCAACTGGCCGAGTGCATGCCGACCATCGAAGAGGCTGGCTATCCGATCGTCTTCCACGTGCATGACGAAGACGCCACCGAGACCCCGGACGATCCGCGGTGGTCTGCCGAGGAACTCGCGCGACTGATGTGCTCGCACCTGGGCTGGAACGAAGGCTTGCCGCTCGCGGCTGAGGGTTTCGAGACGAAGAGATACCGTAAGTGAAGCGGGAGGAGTGAGCATGCCACGCTGTCGCGAGCACCAAGGCCATACGTACGAGGATCAAATGCTCTCGGGGGACTACGACTCTTACTACGACGAGCTTGAAGAAGAGGCACGTGAGCCAGCGTGCCGCCACTGTGGCAGCACCGAGGTGCGCTGGCGCCAGCAGACCGGCCGGTGGGTCCTCTTCAGCATGCAGCCCGGCGTCGAGCACGTATGCGAGATCGATGACAGCGACTTCGAGGCGATCCCTGAAGGTGACGATGACACCGGTATTCCGCCCGAGGAGAGACTCTGGTGACCCGCTCGTCCATTCGTGAAGCGCTGCTGATCGCGCAGCGTGAGAATCTAACCGCTTCCGAGGCTGCGCAGCGTACCGGCGAGAATCGCAACAGTGTCGCCGAAGCGGCCAAGCGCCTTGGCGTAGTCTTGCGCAAAGGCCGCAGGGACGCTGACGACCGTGACGTGATGGTCAAAATGTTTCTCGACGGCCTGGATTACGTGCAGATCGCCAAACTGTTCGGAATGAGTCGCGAGAACGCCCGCATCGTACTTTGCAGGCTCGGCTTCAAGGTGAAGGACCGCGGCCGCAACACGTTCGAGTTCTGGCGCGAGCATCTGGCCAAGAAGGGTGTGAAGTGAGCCGGCCCAAGTCGTACCCGTGCCTGTGGCTGCGCCTCATGGCCCACGTCATCGAGCCCCTGAACGAGCAGTCGTGCTGGTGGTGGGGTGGCAGTGTGACCAACCGCGGGTATGGCGGCCTGCAGATCCGCGTCAACGGCACGCCGATCAAGCACTACGCCCACCGCGAGGTGGCGCACGTGCTGCGCGGGTACAACGAGTTCGACCTGGACGACGATCCGCTGGGCCCGATCCTGATCGTCGAGCGGCCGCGCATGGATCCCGACGAAGAGACGATCGAGCACCTGTGCGGCAACCGGCTTTGCGAGAATCCGGATCACCACATCGAACTGACGCGCACCGAGAACTCGGCCGCACGCTGGAGGCCACGCAATGCTTGAAGAGAGCGTCGAGGATTACGCCCGCCGGCGCGTCGCGGAAGAAGGCGGCGAGATGCGAAAGCTGAAGTGGATCGGCCGCCGTAAAGCGCCGGACGACGTGGTCATGCTGCGCGTCGGCTCGCGTGTTGGCCGCTATGCCACCATCTCCACGATCTGGGCCGAGTTCAAGAAGCCCGGCGGCCTGAAAACCTTCCCGAAAAACGCTCACGAGCGCGCCCAGGATCGTGAGCACAAACGCATGCGCGAAGCCGGTCAGACGGTGGTGGTGGTCGATTCGTACGAGGGCGTCGAGGAGTTGCTGCGATGAACGTGAAGCAAGGTGACCTGGCCTACGTCTACTTTCCAGGCCACAAGCAGCACATGCGTTTCGTGGCGTTGGAAACGTACCTCGGGTACGTTAACGCCAACTCGGCCATCGTCTACGCCGGTGAGACCTGGATAGTTGCCGCAAGCGGACCTGTGTGGGGCGTCAAGGCCTGCCACGGTTCGTTCGACGACGAAGACCCGACCGCTACACGTGCGCCCTGCTGTGACGCGGTTCTGCGCCCGGTCGGCGGTGTGCCGCTCGATGGCGAAGGCGCACCGGTGAAGAAGGATCTGGAGGCCACAGCGTGAATTTCGAAGACCTCAACGAGATTGCCGCGATCCTCAACGACCAGAGCATTTCGCCGGAAGACCGCTACGTGATCGCGGATCCGGAGACCCTGGCGCAGTGGATGTACGAAGCAGGTGCGCAAGAGCGCGGCCCGGCGTGGCATCAGATAGGCGAGGTCACCAAGTCCGTGTGGCGCGAACGTGTGGCAGCGATAGTGCCCGACGGGGTCCCACCGTGGTGAAAGAGTTTGCCCTGCGGCCGTGTCAGTACCCGATGGTCGCGCACGCGATGGAGCACCCACGCTGCGCGATCTGGGCCGGCATGGGTATGGGCAAGACCAGCGCTACGCTTTACGTCATCGCGTCGCTGCTGCAACTGGGTCTCATCCGCTGGACCCTGATCCTCGGACCCCTGCGCGTGGCTCGCGGTGTGTGGACACGCGAAGCCGGTCAATGGTCGGTCTTCTCACACCTGCGCATCGCGTTCGTCGAAGACTGGACGCCGCAAGAGCAGGCCTTCCTGCGCGCCCGCACCGCGTACGGCCGGGCTCTGGCCAAGGACCCGGACAGCGAGGCCACCCGCAACCTGCGCAAGCAGATGCAGGCCTTGCAGCCGGCAGCCGCTGCGGCGCGCCTGCAGGTCATCCGCCACCTGGACATCCTCACCATCAATTACGACGTGCTGGAGCAGCTAGTCGCGATTCTCGGTGACGAGTGGCCCTTCGACCTGGTGGTCGCTGATGAGGCCACGCGGGTGAAGAGTTTCCGCATCCAGAAGGGTGGCAAGCGCGCCGGAGCGCTGGGCAAGGTGGCCTTCAAGCGGACCAAGCGGTGGATCAACCTCACCGGCACGCCCGCGCCGAACGGATTGCAGGATCTGTGGGGCCAGACGTGGTTTCTGGATCGCGGCCACCGCCTGGGCAATACCTTCAGTGGATTCATGGACCGCTGGTTCGGCTTCCGCCGTATCAAGGACGCTGTGAACCCGGACAGCGCCTACGTGGAGCGCATCGTCTTCCCGCACTCGCAGGCCGAGATCCAGGGCTTGCTGAAGGACGTGTGTCTGACCCTGGACCCGAAGGACTGGTTCGACCTGCAAGAACCGGTTGTAAACACTCTTTACATCGACCTGCCGGTCGGAGCCCGCAAAAAGTATCGCGAGATGGAGAAAGAGTTCTTCACTCGGTTGATGCGCGAGGGCATCGAGCACGACATCGAGGCTTTCGGCGCGGCGGCCAAGGCGATGAAGTGCCTGCAGCTGTGCAACGGCGCGGCGTACGTTGGGGACGACAACAAAACCTGGGCAGACGTGCACGACGAGAAGCTGCAGGCCCTGGAGTCGGTGGTCGAGGAAGCTGCCGGCGAACCGGTGCTCACGGCCTACCACTTCAAGTCGGACCGAGCCCGGATCATGAAGCGCTTCCCGCACGCCATCGACGTGGCCACGCCGAAGGGTCTCGCGCAGGCGCAGGCCGGTGAAGGTTCGCTCTGGATCGGCCACCCGGCCAGCATGGGCCACGGCATCGACGGGCTGCAGCAGCACTGCCACACGCTCGCTTTTTTCGGTCTCTGGTTCAACCTGGAAGAGCACATGCAATTCATCGAGCGTGTCGGACCGGTGCGCCAGGCGCAGGCCGGCCTCGAACGCACGGTGAACATCCACTACATCGCGGCTCGCGACACGGTGGACGAGATCGTGTTGGAACGTCTCACGAGCAAGCGCAGCACGCAGTCCGTGCTGATGGACGCAATGAACCGCTACAAGGAGCGCAATCATGGAACGCAAGGGTGACTGGATCTCGACGTTCACCGGCCGCCAGTACTGGCCGCTGGACCCACGCCCCGGTGAGGTGAACATCATCGACATCGCGCACGCACTGAGCAATCAGTGCCGCTGGGGTGGCCACACGAAGCACTTCTACTCGGTGGCCGAACACAGCATCGCGGTGTCATACGCCGTGCCCGAGCCTTTCGCGTTCGAAGGTCTGCTGCACGACGCCACCGAGGCCTACCTGGTGGATCTGCCGCGACCGATCAAGGCATCGATGCCGATCTACAGGGATACCGAAGCACTGAACTGGAAGGCCATCGCCGAGCGCTTCCGGTTGCCGCAGGAGATCTCCACGTACGTGCACGAGGCCGACAATCGCGTGCTGCTGGCCGAGGCTGACCACTTGATGACCGGCGCCATCGCCAGGATGCCCCGCGACACTGAGCCCGCACCGATGATCGTGGTCGGCTGGGAACCGCGCGAGGCGAAGCGCATGTTCCTGGAGCGGTTCGAGGAACTGATGGCTCGGAGAGCGCTGTGACGTTCAAAGACACCAACCCGAAAGACGCAATCGGCGACACGAAGGTGCCGCTGCACCTGTGCTCGCCGATCGCCGCAGCGCACTGGGCGTTGGCTCAGCATCTGGGCCGCACCAAGTACGGTGCGTGGAACTGGCGCGCAGCCGGCGTCCGCGCATCGGTCTACATCGCCGCCGGCAAGCGGCACCTCGACGCGTACCTGAGCGGTGAGCAGTTCGACCCTGTCGACGGCACGCACCACCTCGGCAACGCCATGGCGTGCTGCGCGATCCTCCTGGAAGCCGAGGCGATCGGCAATCTGACGGACGATCGTCCGCCGCGCGTGGACATGCGTCCGACGTACGCCTTCGTCGAAGCGCAGATGAAGGCCATCACTGAGAAGTACGCGGACAAGAACCCCAAACACTGGACCATCAACGATCAGGAGAAGCCATGAACGCTTACAACGTGGAAGCACTGCGCACGTCGATCCAAGTCCTGCAGATTGCAGCCTTCAGCGCCAGCTACGACGCCGGCTGGTGGACCCAGCCTGATGGTACCGACGTGCGCGACAACCCGTACTGTTTCGGTCTCCACTGTGGGCTGATCCACACCGAGATCAGCGAAGCCATGGAAGGCGATCGCACCGACGCGATGGACAAGCATCTACCGCATCGGCCGTCACGCGAAGTGGAACTCGCCGACGCATTCAGCCGCATTCTGCTTCTGGCCGGCGCCTACAACCTGGATCTCGCCGGTGCCTTCATCGAGAAGGCCGAGTACAACCTGCGGCGCGCCGACCACAAGCGGGAAGCTCGCGCCGGTGCGAACGGGAAGAAGTACTAAAACCCGTTGACCTGAAACTGCAGCAAATGCTACAGTAGACCGATGTCTTTGACTCACATCCGGCTGCGGCAAGTGCTTCGGTACAACCGTCGCACCGGAGTGTTTACGTGGATCGAGTCCGCGCCAGGCCGAAAATTAGGGCGGCGGGCGGGGTCTTCAGCGGGCAAAAACTGGTACCGCCAGATCGTGATCGATCGCGAAACGTATTTGGAGCACCGTTTAGCGTGGTTCTATGTGACGGGCCGTTGGCCCATTCACCAGGTGGACCACAAAAACCGAATCAAGCACGACAACAGGTGGCGTAATCTCCGGTCTGCAACGCAGAAGCAAAATGCTGAAAACGTGAACGTGAGGCGCCATAGCGGTTCTGGGGTGAAGGGCGTGCATTGGGACTCATCCCGCCAGAAGTGGCAAGCCTACATCGGGCACCGGCACCAACGGCTCCACCTCGGCCGATTTGCGTCGTTAAAAGCCGCCGTAGCGGCTCGTAAACGGGCCGAGCAACGTTTGTTCACGCACGCAAACTGAGATGAAAAACTGGTCTGACAAACCCTGCGTAATCCTAGCCTCCGGTCCAGGCTTAACGGATGCCCAGTGCTACCGCGCTCGTGTTGCGGCGGCAGCCACCCACAGTATCGTAGTGAACGACACGTGGAGGAGGTTTCCCGATGCGGAGGTGATGTACGCGGGTGACTTCATGTACTACAAGGTCCACCATAAGAAGGTGAAAGTCCACTTTCACGGGCAGCTGTGGACGCAAGATGCCGCCGCTGCGGCCCGCTACGGTATCAACCGCGTGAAGGGCGCCAACCGACCGGGTCTGGGCCCTGAAGGCATGATCCACACGGGCGGCAACTCGGGGTACCAGGCCATCAACCTCGCGTACCTGTGGGGCGCGAAGAAGATCATCCTGCTCGGCTTCACGATGCGCGAGATCGATGGCAAGAAGCATTGGCACGAAGACCACCCCAAGCCGCTGGTCGCACAGATCCTGCCGGACGAGTGGCGGCACAAGATGAAGTTCCTTGCCGATGACCTGAAGGTCAAGGGCGTGGACGTGGTGAACTGCGATCCGCTGAGCGCGCTGACGTGCTTCCGGATGTCGACGATCGAACAGGAACTGCCGTGAGAAAACTCACGCAATCTCGGTTGAAAGAGCTTCTGCACTACGACAGGAGGACGGGGCTTTTCACGCGGCGGGTCACCCGCGGTAACGCAGGCAAAGGCACGCTTGTCGGTACGAAAAGCCCGAAGGGGTACTTGACCGTCGAAGTCGACGGGCACAACTACCAATTGCACACATTGGCGTGGCTCTACGTGAAGGGGGTTTGGGCTCCCCAGTTAGACCACAAGGACACTGACAAACAAAACAACCGAATCGGAAACCTGCGCCCATGCACCACGCAGCAAAATTGCGCAGGCCGGAGCCTCCGTAAAGACAACGCTACCGGGTTCAAAGGCGTAAGTCGTGTTGGCGACCGCTTCAGGGCCCGTATTCGTGTCGGCTACTTGGCGGTGGATCTGGGCCGCTACCCGACGGCCCGTGCGGCAGCGCAGGCGTACGACAAAGCGGCGGTTCTTCACTTCGGTGCCTTTGCTCGCACCAACAAGACAATGGGGCTTTTGTGAGCGTCGCAATCATCAACATCCGAAAAGAGCCCGTGTATCGCCGTGATGCGATTGAGGCGGGCCTGCGTCGGCTCGGTTACGGTTTGACCTCTAAAGGCCACCCGTCCGACAGACTTGATCTGTTATGTCTGTGGAATCGCAAACGGGGTGCTGAGGAGCAAGCTGCAGAGGATTGGGAACGTCGCGGAGGCACCGTACTCGTCATGGAGAACGGCTACGCTGGGAAAGACCGCAACGGCCTGCAGTTGTACGCCATCAGCGTTGGTCAGCACAACGGCGCCGGTTGGTTCCCTGTCAGCGACGAAAACCGGTTCTCGGCGCTCGGGCTCGAAGTGAAGCCGTGGGCGGACCGCCCCCACGGCTACGTGCTGGTCTGCGGTCAGCGCGGTATCGGGTCGACCATGATGGCCAGCCCTCCGCAGTGGGCTGAGAAAGTTGTCAAACGCCTATCGGCGGGTTCCAACATCCAGAAACTGAAGCATCGTCCCCACCCCGGCAACTTTGCTCCGAAGACCCTGCTTACCGACGACCTCAAGCAGGCTCGGGGCTGCATGATCTGGTCCAGCGCTTCCGGTGTGCGGGCGTTGATCGAAGGCGTGCCCGTTTCTTACGCGGCGCCGCATTGGATCTGCAGTGCCAGCGCCACGCGGTACACCGGAAAAGACACGGTCATCTTCCTGGCCGATGACGACGCCCGGCAACAGGCCCTGCACCGCATGTCCCACGGTCAGTGGACCGTGGACGAGATCGCGTCCGGCGAGCCGTTCAAGCGCATCCTCGACAACCTGGAGATCGCCACGTGGCCCTGACCCCCTACCCCGTGCGCGGCAAGCAGAAGTCCGTGGACCTCTGCAACGCCTTCGTCGCAGGTGCGAACCGCGTGTGCAAGAACCCAGAAAGCGCGGCCGTCTTCTTCGGCGTCAACGAGTCTAACCTGGAGACCTGGCGCGACGTGCTGCGCTTCAAGCGGCCGTTCTACTACATCGACAACTCGTTCTTTGACCCGACCCGCGGCACGCACTTCCGGGTCACCAAGAACAAGATCCAGATCAGCGTCGCGGACCACCGGCCCGACTTCGCGCGCTGGGAGGCCCTGGGCATCGACCTGAAGCCGTGGGTCGACCAAGGGAGTGATCGGCACGTGGTCGTGTGCCCTCAGTCGAGCACCTTCATGCGCGACATCGTGCGTTACCCCGGCGACTGGCTGAAGCAGACCTTGGCCGGTCTGAACGAGTTCTACCCTCACCGGCGGGTGGTCGTGCGCGAGTGGACCTCGAACAAGATCACCGCGTCGCGAACCCTGCCGCAGGATCTGGAGAACGCGGTGGCCCTGGTCACGCACACGTCGATGGCCGCCGTCACAGCACTCGTCCACGGCGTGCGGGTGAAGGTGTCCGGCATGCACGCGGTCTCGTCCGTCCTGCAGCCGCACACGATGGCCGGCTCCGGCGCCTGGGAGGGCGACCGGCGGCATGTGCTAGCCACGCTGGCCGGTGCACAATGGACAATCGAGGAATTGCGGAGGGGTGACGCATGGTCGTACCTAAACTCGTGAGGGGATGGTTCAGCACTCCGGGTCGCCCTGGCGACCGCACGCTGGACCAGCAGCTGGGTGGCCTGGACTGGCTCATGGCGAACTGCACCGGTCGCAGCGTCCTGGACGTGGGCTGCGCCGAAGGCCTTATCTCGATCGAGATGGCCAAGCGCGGCGCAGTCGCAGTGCACGGCATCGAAATCATCGCCGAGCACGTAACCGTGGGCAACAAGCTGCGCGGCGAACTGCCGATCTGCTTCGAGGTGGCCAACGCCAACACGTGGCGGCCCAAGCGTCAGTACGACATCGTCGTGATGTTGGCCCTGCTGCACAAGCTGAAGAATCCGACCGAGGGCTGCCACTACCTGGCCGCCGCGGCGCGGCAGGCCGTGGTGATGCGCCTGCCGCCGACCTACGCGCCGACGATCATCGATGAGCGTTCGGACTACAACCCCCACCACATGGACAAGGTGATGCTGGGCCTGGGGTTCGAACTGGAGACCGAGAACTACCACGGTCACAAGGGCGAGTGGGTGGGCGTGTGGGTGCGCAAGGAGCAACCGTGACCGATCTGATCGACCGCTACAAGCAGATGGCCGCCGGTGGCAGCCAGTTCCACGGTCTCACGGTTCTGGACCACGTCAAGAGTATCGGACGGTTGGCCCGCGCGGTCGGCGCCACTTCGATGCTCGACTACGGCTGCGGGCGGGGCGATGCCTATCGTTCGCCGCACAAGCTGCACCACCAGCTGGGCATCAAGCGTGCGAACGTGCGGCTCTACGACCCGTCGTTTCCGGCGCACAGCGAGTTCCCGCTGGGCGACTGGGACCTCGTGATCTGCTCTGACGTGCTGGAGCACGTGCCCGAGGACGAGGTGGACTGGTTGCTGGGTACGCTTTTCCGGTGCGCCCGCAAGGCCGTGTGGATGTCGGTGTGCTGCCGGCCGGCCAAGAAGACCTTCCCGGGCACCGACATCAATCTGCACGTGACCGTGCGGCCGTTCGACTGGTGGAAAGAAAAGGTCGAAGCGATGTGGCGCGCCGAGATGAGCCCTGAAGGCGGCGAGGCCCGCCAGATCGACTACAACCTGGTGGAGACCAAGTAGGTGGGCATGGGCGACGAGCTGATGGCCGCGGGCGAAGCCCGGCGCCGCTTCGCCGAGAACGGCCGGCCCGCGATCATCGTCAGCGGCCGCGATGGCCGGGCCCGCTGGTCCGACCTCTGGCAGGGCCTGCCCTACATCCTGAAGCGCCCCAACGGCCGGCCGTTCAACCGTATCGTGAGCGGTGGCGGTGTGCGGCCGTACATTGCTGCGAAGGCGGCTGACAGGTGGACCTGGAAGCCGTACGTGCCTCACCCGGCCGAGATCGTCTTCACCGAGGCCGAACGCCAGTTCGCGAAGCCGTACCGCGGTATGGTGATGATCGAGCCCAACGTGAAGGACGTGGGTCACACCAACAAGGCGTGGACGTGGCGAAACTGGCAGCATTTGGTGGTCGATGTTCCGGTTCACGAGGCGAAGTGGGTGCAAGCCGTTGCAAGTCGAAAGACGCCCCACCTTGCCGGGGCGTTTCCGGTTGACACCCCCACCTTCCGCCACGCCCTGGCCGTGCTGTCCGTCTGCCGCGCCTTCGTCGGTACCGAGGGCGGCATGATGCATGGCGCTGCGGCGGTGGGCACGCCGGCCGTGATCCTGTGGTCCGAGTTCATCTCGCCCGAGATCACGGGCTACGCGATGCACCGGAACATTCGCCACGCCGGCAAGCCTTGCGGCATGCGCACGAACTGCCCTGGCTGCCGCCAGTCGATGGACGCGATCACCGTTGAAGAGGTGGTCAAGAATCTGAAGGAGGTGCTCGATGAACGCGCGCGTGAAGTTTGAACAAGGCTGGTGGTGGCCTCACCACGAAGAGCACATGCTCGCGTGGATGAAGAGCCCGAAGAACAAGTTCGTCATGAACGGCCGTGCCACGTACCAGGGCGTCAAGCAGTTCGCGGTGCTCAAGCACTGCAAGCGGTTCCGTACCGTCATCGACGTGGGCGGCCACGTGGGCCTGTGGTCCTGGAACTTCATGCACAAGTTCCAGCACGTACACGCCTTCGAGCCGGTGGAACTGCACCGCGCCTGCTTCAGCAAGAACGTGCTGGACCACAAGGGCGACCGCGATGTCAAGCTGTACGCTGTGGCCCTGGGCGACACCACCGGATCGGTGGACATCTGGACCGAACAGGGCAGCAGCGGCAACTCCTTCGTGAAAGGTGATGGCAACATCCCGCTGCGCACCCTCGACTCCTTCGGTTTCACCGATGTCGACCTGATCAAGATCGACTGCGAAGGCTTCGAGGAGAAGGTTCTGCGTGGTGCGATCGAGACGGTGCGGGCCAACCGGCCAACGGTGATCGTCGAGCAGAAGCGCGACATGGCTGCCCGCTTCGGGCTGGAACTCCTCGGTGCCGTGAAGGTGCTGAAAGACGAAGGCTACAAGGTGGTCGAGGAGATCAGCGGCGACTACATCATGGTGCCGATGTGAGTTGCGGATCGCACCCGAATCAATCGAAGAAGGACGCAGAATGGTCGCGGAGGCTGCAAGGACTCCCACCGTGTAAACGCTGTACGTACGTGGGGCGGGTGCTTCTCTGCACACTGATATGCGACAGATGCTGCGGTGATTGGCGCGTCCTGAACCGCGGTTGCGTGAAACCGTTTCTCCATGCGTTCGACCATCGTTTACTGCCGCGAGTGCTACCGAAAGCACCAGCGCCTCACCAGGAGAGAAGGCGATGAAGGTCTACATCGGTTACGACGAACGCGAGGCCCGCGCAGCCGAGGTGGCGGCCAAGACGCTGCGCCAGGTGAGCGGGCTCGATGCCGAGTTCATCTGCGCCGACAAGCTGGCCGCGCACGGCCTGCTCAACCGGATCAGCGACCACCGGGACGGGCAGGACTACGACCTGGTCTCGAACCACAAAAAGAGCACCCGGTTCGCTGTTTCACGGTTCCTGACCCCGGTGCTGTGCCAGCACGGCGTGGCGCTCTTCGTCGACTGCGACGTGGTCTTCTTGCGCGACCCGCGCGAGATGCTCCTCAACCTCGAAGGCCGACTCGGCGCTGTGGCGGTCGTGAAGCACGACTACAGCACCGTGGCGCAGTGGAAGATGGTGAACCAGCAGAACACCAACTACCCGCGCAAGAACTGGTCGTCGGTGATGCTGTTCAACTGCGACCATCCGTCGCATCGACGCCTCACGCTCTGGGACATCAACAACCGGCCTGGGCGTGATCTGCACCGCTTCTACTGGCTCGACGACGCCGAGATCGGTGACCTGGATCCGAAGTGGAACTGGTTGGTCGGCGAGCAGCCGCAACCGGCCGACGTGGGCATCGCGCACTTCACGCTGGGCGGCCCGTGGCTGTTCGGGTGGCATGGCGCGCCACACGACGACATCTGGCGTGCTGCGGAGGCATCATGAACGATCCTGTCATCTACGAAGACGCATTCAACCTGTTCTGTGGCGCGAAGATCGGTGAAGGCATCAGCCGCACGGTATTCGCCTGCCGGATCGACCCGACCATCGTCATCAAGGTGGAGGACAGCGTCTCGTACCGTCAGAACGTCATCGAGTGGGAGATCTGGCAGCGCGCCATTGGCACCCCCGCGTCCCGATGGCTTGCGCAGTGCAAGTGGATCAGCCCCAACGGCAAGGTGCTCATCATGGAGCGCACACGGCCGCCACTAGAAGCGGAGCTACCGAAGCGCGTGCCGGTGTATTTGACCGACCTAAAGCGGACCAACTACGGCATGGCCAAGACCAACAAGGCCAAGGAATACTTGGTGTGCCACGACTACGGTACCAGCCTGATCTTCGAGAAGGGCCTTGAAACAAAAGCGTTCAAGAAGGCTGACTGGTGGAGTGTGGAAAGGTCGTGAAAACTACCGAGCCCCATGCTCACGCGATGCTGCGGCTGCTCGATGAGCTGCGCCGGCAGGTCGAGCATGGCCAGGTGATCGACCTCTTCATCGCGACCAAGGCCCCGGACGGGACCACCCGGCCCTACTGGCCGATCGAGCGCGGCCAGGCTTGCACGACCTCGTCGTGCCGGCGGGCGCAGTCCAGGTAGAGCGCCACCACCTCACGGCTCCAGCGCAGCTGATCCGCCTTGCTGCTACCGGCCGGCGCTGGAAACGCTGGGCAGCGCTGGGCCAAGTCCGCGGCGAGCGTTGGCGCTTTCGATGTCGTCGGCCAGGAGCCGCATGCCGTCATCATCCAGGCACTGCTCGCGATACACAGGCTTCTCCAGAACACGCTCCACCTCCTTGGTCACCACGCGCTCGCGCACCTGGATCTCGGCCACGCCGGCCTGGTAGCGCGTGCTGGCCTCGTGAACGCCGCGCTGCTGGCCCTCCAGCTGCAGCGCCGCGGCGCGCTCACCGCGAGCCCGCTCGCTGTCGGCTTTCCAGCTGTGCACCGTCCAGCCAGCACCGAAGCCGACCAGCACCGCCGCGCCACCCACGTAGGCCCAGATCATCGGGAAAGCACCCGCAGTGCGTCGTCGAACCGGCTGCGCCGGTCCTCGGCGCCAGCCATCGCCGCACCGTTGATCTTGCGCGTGATCGCGTCGATCTGGGAACTGTCGGCCAGGACGTTCATGCCAGCCGCGGACCAGAACCAGCCGGAGGTGAGCACCGCGATCGTCGGCTCGGCCACGCGATCGGGGTAGGCCTTCAGGTCGATGCCCAACGCCTCGCCGGCGGCCATGTAGTTGGCCCGGCCGGTGAGCTGGAAGAGGCCGCGGCCGCGGTAGCGCCAGCCGTCCCCGCTGGCCTCGTCGGCGTTGCCGTTGCGGTTGGCGTAGACCCGGTTGGCCAAGGCCTCGGGGTTGCGCAGCAGCGGCAGCGCGTCGGCGATCGTGGGTACCGCCCGGAACATGCGCACGATGCGTTCCGGGGTGGTGTACATGAGGTTCTCTTCCAGGCGCGTGAAGTTGGTGGACTCGTGCGCCGCCTGCGCGATGAAGCTGGCCATGCGCGCCGGCGTGTTGATGTCGAAGCGGGTGAAGGTGCTGTTGATCGGGTCGATGAACAGCCGGGCCTGACTGGGCCCGACTCCGCATGCGATGAGCTGGGCCAGGGTCAGCATGGCGGGCCTACTCGTGCAGGTCAGGTTGCGCCTTCAGGCGCGCAAACGTCTGGACCAGGACCAGGATGAGCACCAGAAGCGCACCGCCGTCCGCCTCGAATGGCAGGAGCGAGAGGAGCGCGGCCTGGTCGTCCCGTGGCAGCGCCATGAAAATCGTCGCGACGGTGGCCAGGAAGATGTTGACCCGGATGCTGAGAAACTTCCAGGACTGCTTCCAGTCATCGATCAGCTTCATTGGGTGGGTTCCTTCTGCCGCGCTTCGCGGCGCCATTTCCAGATCAGGTAGGCGAGCTGCGCGATCACGTAGACGCCGGTGACCAGACCGACCACGATGGTGGTCCACTGGTCCGCGGTCAGCGACATCGTGACCGCACCTGCGATGGCGGGCGTGGCCTTGAGCGATTCCTGTGCTACTTCATGCTGCACGGTCCGTTCCCTCCAAGCCGGATTGTCAACGGTCTGCCGGCTGGCTGCCACGACTGTTACTCCTTACCCTTAGTCGAGGACGCCTCAGCGACGCGGGTGCGCACTTCGGTGTCCTTGATGTTGCCCAGCACCAGCTCGCGCGGTGCACCGTCGCGAATGCGTTTGGCCTCCTGCTCGACGTACTCGTTCACCTTCTCGGGGAAGAGGCGCTTCCACACGCGCATTGCCGGTGCCTCGGTCTTGCCGCTGATCGCGATGCGGCCGCCATGGCGTTCAGCGAACGCGCGGTACAGCGCGTCGGCGATGCCTTTGCCACGCCAGGCCGGCTCGACCTTCACCATGTCGACGCTCGCGTTCTCGCCGATCTGCTCAGCCTGCCCGCGGCGCAGGTTGTCGCGCAGGTACCCGATCATCTTGCCATCGGGACCGAAGACCTCGAAGCCGTGATCGCGTTCTTTGATCGTCACGCCTTCGGGTACTTTGCGGCTGCGGGTCTTGGCGGCGGCTTCTTCCCCTTCGCCCGGCGTGCCACGCTGTACGCGATTGCCACCGCCTGCTTCTGGGGCTTTCCCGCCTTCATCTCCGCCGCCACGTTCTTGCTGAACGCCTTCTTGCTTGGGGACTTCACGAGCGGCATTGGTGGCCTCCTTCTTCAACGGTGGCAGCAGTTCGCGGGCCTCGCCCGCGGGGATCTTCTCGACGGGTTCGACACCGGAGTTCGTGACCTCGGTGGCCTCACCCACGGGCAGCGGCTTCGCGTCCGGCGCCCGGCCGGTAGCGGGCTCGCTCGGCAGCTCAGTGGCCTCACCCGCAGGGATCTTACCTTCGAGCTTCGCAGCCTGGGCTTCCAGCGACGCACGCAGCGCGGGGGTCTCCGCACGCGCGGCCAAGCGGCGCAGCTCGTCGATATCGTCCTCGCGTGCGCGAGCGTTGGCCTGATCCTTCAGTTCCTTCTTGATCTTCGCGGCTTCGCTGGCCAGCGCCTTCTTCGCGGTCGGCGACTGTGCGGTGGCCTGCAGGCGTTCGAGCTCCAGCAGCCGCGGGTCGGGCATCTCGATGTCGGTGGCCTCACCGGCCGGAATCGGTTCGTCTGACGGGCGCTGCTGGCTACGGGCCAGCTGCGCATCGTCGGACTGCATGGCCTCGCCGGTGGCGGCGTCCGCAGCCACCTCGCGCGGCTCGCCCGCCACCATCGTGTCGGGCAGATCCGGCCGACCGGGCACGGCCGGTACCTGCTCGCCGGCGCGGCGTGCCGGGCTGGCATCACGGGCGTCACCGCTTCGAACCACCCGAGCCGGCGGCATGCCGTCACCCACCGCGGGCACCAGGTCGTCGGCGGGTACGACCTCTTCACGGCCGCGGGCCGGCGCGGCGCCACGCGTGGTGTCCCAGTCCGGTGTCAGGTCGCCCAACGGGCTTTCTGCGACGGCCGCGGGCCGGGCCGGGAACGGTGTTTGGCCGGCCGTGAGTTCGGGTTCGGCCGGTGCAGGGCCCTTCGGCTTCGGGCGCTGGACGAAGAGATCCTGTGCGGTCTTGGTCAGCAGGCCTGCACGGGCGGCCGGCCGGGCGCCTAGCATCAGGGCTTCCTTGCCCACCAGCGCCAGGCCGGCGTCCATGATGGTCGGACCGGTGTTGCCGACCTTTTCAGTGCGTTGCACCAGCCGCGGATGTGCCTGAGCGAACTCGGCCACCAGCTGCGCCTTGCCGGCCAGCGGCACACCCTTCTTCAGTTCGCGCCCGTACACCGCCGCATCGATGTTGCCGGTGGCGTCGTTCAGGGCCTTGTCAGCGGTGTAGGTCTTGGCGATGCGCACGCGCGCCTTGCGGTAGTCGGCCACCACGTTGGCGAGTTTCGGGTTCGTCTTCGCGGCTTCCTGCAGATGCGCATCCACCGCGTCATCCAGCGCCTCGGCCATCTTGCGGTAGGCCTTGCCCAGGGCCTTGTCGCCAGCGCGGTAGGCCTTGTCGGCGTCGTTGCGCAGCAGCTTGACCTCTTCTACCGCCGCGGTGGCTGCGAACTCGCTGCGCGGGGTGACCGTGCCGTCCTCGCCCTTCTTGCCGCGCAGACCATCCATGACCCGCTGGAACGGCTTCTCGGTCCGGTGCTCGAACGATTCGGCAGCGGTGTCGTAGGCCTTCTCAACCTCATCGAGCGCCTTCTGGAACTTGGCCCCGACCTTCACCCGGCCGACGTTCTTCACCGCCTCGTAGGCCTTGCCTTCCTCGGTGCGAATGTCGGCCAGCGCCTGCCGGCTGAGCGGCACGTCGGCGGCCAGCCCGAGATCCTCGCGCACCAGGTTGTTGACCGTCTCCGCGTTCCTCTCGCTGGCGGCCTTTGCGAGCTTCGGTTCGCCGGCCAGACCCTCGATCGTGCGGCTGGTCTTGCCCGCCTTGGCCTCGGACGGCGTGAGCACGAAACCGGCCTCGCGGAAGCGTTCCATCTGCTCCAGGCGCGGCGCATCGAGCTTGTCAGCGCGGGCCTGCGCTGCGGTCTTCGCGGTCGCGGCTTCGGCGCGCCGGCCGGCCGCGCGGGCACCCGTAGCGCCGCCAGCGGCGCCCAGCACCGCGGTCATGCCGACCTCGGCCGCGTCCGGCGCCAGCGGCTGTTTCAGATCCTCGAACTGGGGGCCTTCCGGCAAGGCCTCGTTCGCCGCCGCGCGGGCGCCGACACCGGCCGGCACGTTCACAGCCAGGCCCGTGGCCGCGCCGGTGGCGCCCTGCCCCAGAGCGGTCTTGGCCGTGCGGCCGGCCACGCGCCCCACACCCAGCGGCAGCGCGGCCAGCGCAGCGTCGCCCGCAGCCTGCACGCCGCCCGCCCGCACCGCGTCCTCGGTGCTGCCGCCACGCTGGATCACCTCGCGAGCGCGTTCCTCGCCACCGGCGCCGGAGCCCGCGACCATCAGGCCGGCACCCATCATCGCGGCGCCGCCCAAGAACTCGCCAGCGCGGTTGAACTTCTCGCCGGGTTGGGGTGCGTACTCCTCGGCCATGCGCTGCTGGCGCAGATCCATGTTGCGGAAGATCTCGTCCTGGCCAGCCGTGTCGCCAGCCAGCCCAGCCAGCCCGGCGGCGGCCTGATCGACCACACCCACGACTTGCCGGGCTACGAGGCCGGCCGTGCGCAGCGCCGAGTCGATGAAGCCGACCTTGCGCTGCGGAGGCGGTGCGGCTGTGGCGAAGTCTTGCCACGGCGGGGCTTCACCCGCCGCTGGCGCGGCTGGGGCCCGGAAATCGTCCCACGGACCGGCCATCACTGCACCCGTTCCCAGTTAGCCTGCACCGCCGGATCACCACCCTTGAACCGGTAGCCCTTCATCACGGTGCCCACTGGCGGGGGCGCAGGCTTGCCGGCTGGCGCAGCTGCCGGCGCGGGTTGGCTGCCGGCAGCGCCCGCGGCAGAGGCCGGTGCTGCCGGTGTTGCGGGCTGCGCTGCACCACCCACATTCAGGCCGCCGGTGAGCGCCTCACGCTGCTGCGTACGAACGGTGCCCACCGAACGGCCCGCAGCGTCCATCTCCCTCTTCAACTGCTTGATGGCTGCCTCGACCTGGTCGTGGCTGAACGCCGCTTCGAGCATTTCGCGTGCGTGCTGTTTGTCGTGCACGGTCGGTTGGCCAACCGGCGACACGGCACGGGAGTACGCGTTGATGAACGAGTTGAGCGCGCCGCCGTACTGCACAACCTCCGGATCACCCGTGTTGCGCTCGTAGGCGATGATGGCCTTGTTGATCGGGATGAAGTCGGTGCGGCCGACAGCTTTCGAGGTTTCGGTGACCAGATCAGCCATCTCGTAGGCTTCCGCCTTGGCCAGCCCGAAGTTGGCTGCCCGCGTACCGAGCGCGCGGGCGCCGGCCTTGCCCTCGGCAATCTGCGCTTGGTTGGCCAGCATCTCGCCGGACCCACCGCTGATCTGCGGCACGCGCTGCACGATGTCGCTGTACATGGTCTTGCCGGCGCCGGACTGCGCGAATCGCGGGGGCAGCGTGCCACCCTTGGCGACGAGTTCAGCCCAGTAGTCGACCTGCTTCTTGTACGCCTCGTCCTTGTTGTACTGATCGCTGAACGTGGCCGCGCCACCCGCGCCAGCGCCCACCGTCGGCCGCGACCTGATGCCGGAAATCAGGTCACCGCGACGGCGCTTGTACTCGTCGTCGTCCATGAGGCCGTCGATGTAGTCGTTCTCCAGCAGTTCCAGGCGGTTCTTCAGGTCCGCAGCACCTGCTTGGCCGGCCGAGGACGGGGCAGCGGTCTTGGGCAGGCTGCGTTCGCTGATGACCTTGCCCGTGTTGGGGTCCACCTCACGTTCGAGCATGGTGCCGCCCAGGTCCACGCGCTCACGTTGCACCTGCTTCTTGCCGGGCTTGATCGCGAGATTGAACTCGCTGAAGTACTTGTCGACCTCCGGTCCGGCTTCGCGCTGACCTTGAGCGAGGCGCTCCTGCAAGCGCGGGTCCTGCAGGGCCGTGGTGAGCGTGCCGAGGTTGCCGACCCAGTCCATGGCCTTCTGGATGTCCAGCACCGAGACGACATCGTCAGGGTTCGAAGACCGATCCTTCGTCATCGGTGCGTCGTAGTAGCGCTCACCGGCATCACCAGGCCGCTGCACGTAGACCCGCAGCCGCGGGATCACCTTGTTGGGGTGATCGACGCCGTTCGCGTCGCGCGCCGGGTCCAGGCCGATGATCTCCTTGCGCGTGATCGTGCCGCCGTACGGGCTGGGCGAACCCACACCGATACGCAGCGAGGGTTCGAGCAGGCCGTTCACGGCCTGCAGCACGAGGCCCTGGTTGCCGGTCTCCATGCCGGCCTGCAGGTCGGCCGAGTGCTTCGGCATGCCCTGCAGATCCTTCATCGTCATGCCAGTGCCCAGGGTCACGGTGCGGTACAACTGCGCCGGCGTCATCTGGTCCAGGCTGACCTGCCCGGTGGCCAGCCGCGAGGCGTCGTCCAGCGCCTGCTGGCGCAAGCCGGCCAGGCGTGCCGACACCTGACCGTACTCCTCCGCTACGCCTGCTGGCGCCGCTTCGCCCGCTGCGGTCGCCCGGGCACCGATGTCGACCAGTTCCTTGCGTCGTGTCTCCAGGCCGGTCTGCGCCCGCGTGTTCGCGTCGCGGCGCTCCGCGTCCACGAGTCGGCGCTCGGCGCGCTGATCAGCCGAGCGGCGCAAGCCCAGTTCTTCATCGGCGCGTTTGTCCGCAGCCGCGTACCGGGCTTCCTGCGCCGTGGCGGCGCGCTTGGCCTCCTGCTGCTGGTCGAACCGCAGCCCGAGACCGAAGCCGGTTTCGATACCGCGTGCCGCTGCAGCGCCTGTAGAGGTTGCCATGTCAGTCGAAGAGTTTCGAAGCGATTGCGCCGATGCCGCCACCGATCATCGTGCCCAGGGGGCCGAATGCGGTACCCACCGTGGCACCGAGCGTGGCGCCCAGCTGCCGATTGCCAGCCTTGCGCTGCTGCTCGATCTGCTGGTTCTGGAGGTCGCGCGCCTGCTCCTGGTCCGCTGCCTCACCAGCAGCCCTCAGCGCTTCACGACCCTGGTCCTGACCGATGCTGGCCAGCGAGGCGCCGATGTTCAGTCCACGGGCCATGTCACACCCCCTGCGGCGCTGGGTTGCCCAGCACCGATTGCTGTCGTTGCGTGGTCAGGTCGCGCGCCACGTTCTGCGCCTGCACGTCCGCGAGCGAGCGCGACAGGCCGGTGGCACGCTGCTGCGCGGCCTGCTGTTCGGGCGTCAGCTGCAGGCCCAGACCGCGAAACCGGCGCTCGGTTGCACCGGCTTGTGCATCGAAGGCCTGGTTCACGTTCTGGCTCGCCTCGTTCATCGCGTTGGTGGCCGCCATCGGGTCGGTGGCCATCTGGATCATCTGGTTCTCGATGGGCACAAAAGTGCCGACGTAGTTCGCCCACTGTTCGCGCGTCAGTGCAGCGAACACCTCTGCGGCCGAACCCCGCGGAGTGGGCGCGCTGTAAGGCAGTCCAGTTGCCATCGTCAATCTCCGCTCGTGCCGGCACGCATGAACCTGTCCATGGCGTTCAGGCCGGTAACGCCGGACAGATCGTTGGTGGTGCCGATGCCGGTGCCCTGGAAGTTCTTCAGGCCTTGTTGCAGACCGTAGCCGGCGAACTGGCCCGCGAGCTCGGCGTTGCCGGCTCGGCTCGCCAACGAGTTCTCGGCGTCCATCACGGCTTGCCGGGAGCTCTGCCGAGCCTGCGTGGTCAGCGCATCACCCACCGACGCGCGCTCACCCCGACCCATCGCGGTCAGTGCGCTCAGGCCTTCCATGTACGCGTCGTCCATCTGCTGGTCGGTGATCGTGAGACCCAGGCCGGTGGAGGCTGCTTCGTCATCACCCATGCCGCCCAACGCCGCTACGGCCCGACCGGAGTTCAGGCCAGCACCGCTGCCCGCGAGACGCTCCTCGGCGGCCTTGCTGGCCTGCGCGAACTGGGCGGCGGTGTCGGTGGAAGCCTTGCCCTCGGCCAGGCGCTCCTGCGGGGACCCCGACTGCCCGGAGGCCTGGATCTGCGCGGCGAGCCGGCGCTGCAGCGGCAGCCAGCGCTGCTTCCAGTCCTGGAACGATCGCTGGGCGAACTGAGCCTGAGCCCGCTGCTGCGGGGTCTCCTGGACTTCATCGCCTTTACCGGCCATCGACACGCCTCACGAAGTCGTTGCCGCGGCGGGTCCACTCAAGGCCCAACCGTCGGGACCACCCTCGCCGCCGCGCGTGAAACGCGATGGTCTGGGCTCCGAGGTCGCGTGCTAGGGCCAGCAACGCGGGGCCTTGCCGTTCAAATGCTCCGTAGCGCAGTGCCACACCGAGCCAGATGAACATCTCCAGGGCTGCACCGTACGGCTGCAGCGCGATGACGATCACGCCATCATCACACGCCAGGCAGACGGCGCGCTCAGCTTCGCATTCTGCCCGGATTTCGGCAATCTCGGAAGAGGTCACCGTTCCGGGCTTCAGATGCCGGCAGATCTCGGCCACCAGCGCCGGGTCCTCGAAGCGGAACCCGGTATCGGCGATCACAGCGGATCTTCACCGCCGGCCGCCCACGGGCACAGGCCGCCCAACACGGTCCACATGGCGTCCTTCAGGTCAGGTGTGCCCTTCCCGCTGACGCGGTCGTAGACCTCCTTGGCGACAGCAAGTGCTACCGCAGCACCGAGGCCCCAGACGCGGTCGCCGGTCGCTCGGCTCACCGCTGCGCTGATCGCCGCTCCCCACAGGAAGTGGTTGGCCTTGTCCTGCGGGATCATCAGTTTCGCGAAGTCCATCGTTTCTTTCCCTCACCACGCAATGATGCAGACGTAGCCGGGGCCACCCCGGCTCGCGCGAGCGGCCGGGGTGCTGCCGGTGAGTGCACCGCCCATGCCGCCCCCGCCGCAACCGAACCCATTACCATCACCGCCGGCTGCCTGCACAAGGCCCGCGCCGGTGGCGCTTCCGTGCGTGGAGCCACCGCCGGTGCCGCCATAGCCGAAGTGCAGGCCCTGCGTGAAGTTCCGGAACCCGGGACTGCCGCGCCCGGGCGGCGTGGTTGCCGAGGTGGTCCCGGTGCCGCCAGGCTGCGTCAGGTACCGCAATGCTGGGGTGGGTGGGTTGATCGACCCGGCCGCAGACCCGTTTGAGCCGGCAACACCCAGCCCTGCGCCGCCAGTGCCTGCCGTACTCATGATGCCGGACGTTGACACCGCCACGGCTACGCTACTGCCTGTCGTTCCTCCAGCAGACCCGGGTTGACCAGACAAGTACTGCGCCAAACCTAACCCACTGAAAGAGTTGGCGGCCAGACTAGACGCTGCACCCCCGGAGCCGGCGCCCCCACCTGTGCCCGCTGCTGCATTACCACCGAGCGTGCCTGCCGCAGCCGTCAGGACCAAGTGCGCCCCAGTAGATGCGTTGGGCTGTATGGCAACCCTGGTCACCAGGCCGGTCCCCAGTTTCGGCGCGCCCGCACTCACGTAGAGCACGTCTGGTAGCAAGCATGCCGGCAGGAGGATCGTGGCTTGTGCACCGCTGCCGCCACCGCCGCCACCCGCGGCCGCCGAATTGGCGCCAATCACGCCTGTGCCGCCACCACCCCCGGCACCTTGGCCGAAGATGTACACCATCGAGCAGCCGGGGGGCTTGTGCCACACCCGCCACTCGGTGTCGGCGACCACGGCCCAGCCCGGGAAATGCTGTACATCAGCCCGGTGAGCCGGCGGCAAGTGACCACTGAAGAGCATGGGGTTCAGCGCCTGGCCAGCCGACTGATCGACGCGGACAGCAGAGCGGGGTCGGGCTGCGTCAGCTCGATCGGCACGTTCATGATTTCGGCCGCCCGACCAACCGCGAGCGCCCCGCCTTGCTCCAGCGAGAGCACCGCGACGGAAATCGGTGTCTGCACTCCGAGCTTGACGCTGGTGGCGAACTCCATGCGGTGGAAGAACACACTCACGAAATCCTGCGCCTGTTGCGTCTGCTTGTGCCGGCGCACCAGGTCGCGTTGCTCGACATCGGTGAATCGATCCCACAGCACCTCTTTCGTGGTGTAGCGGATCGACGGCGGCGCGTCGGGAGGGATCGGGTCTGGCAGTGCCCACGGCGGTTGCGGTGGGTTGTCGTTCAGCACACGGCTCGGGCCAGCCAGCAGGCTCGGGTCGATGGTGACGCCGTCGAGTGTGGTGTACCGCTGCACCTCGCCGTTGTAGATCTCCTGGTAGCAGTCGAAGGGAGGCGTGTTGCCCGGCGGGTTCGTGAAGCGCACGAGGATGTAGAACATAGGCCATCTTTCCTTTCAAGCCGGATCGTACTGACCGGCAATCGGGGTGAATATCCACCCAGCGGACACTGCCGTAGCCAGCCCGGCATAGATCCGGAAGCCAGGTGGCAGCGCCACGCGCGGCAGGATGTAGTCGATCTCAGGGCCTGTGACGGCGGTCGCGCTGGCGGTCGTGATGGGTAGCGCCAGTTCGCCGATAAACGAGTTGTTCGCTGCGGTGGTGTTGGCGCTGCCGTTGTTCAGGAAGAACCGCACGAGGCTGGCCACGTTCGTGCCAGCCGCTTTGCAGCGGATCACACCAACGTAGCTGCCCTGAGGACCGGCAGTGTGCACGAGCACGTTGTTGGCGCCCGCACCGGTGAAGTCGTTGGCGGCCGCGGTGACCGGCTGCGACATCGTAGTGCCGTTGTTGGTCGAGACATCGCCGCGCGCGGTGAAGATGGGCTGTGTGTTTGCTGCCATGGAGATACCTACGTTGCGCCGCCGGCCGCCATCGTAGCAGCGATAACCCGGCCCAGTGTCATGAACCCGATAGTGTTCGGCGCCAAGTCCGCGATGTCTTGCGCAGTGGTCTGCTGCAGCACTCCACCGTCCGACACCGCGATCACCTCGTCCCCAGCCAAGCTCCCCGCCGCCGGCAGTCCATCAAACGCCACCGCGATCTCCGGATCGCCAGTGATGCCTTCCGGGTTGGTGACCTCGATGCCGGCCCCCTCGGTCAGCGCACGCGACGCGAAATCTGCACCGGTCCAGACCACCAAACCGCCGCCCAAAGTCAGCAGGTCGTTGATGGTCTCGACGGCGGCACGTACCAGACCCCAGGTGGCGGGCAGGAAGGTTTCGTACTCGGAGTAGACGCCCGGGTACTGCAGTGCCGGCCAGCCCGGCGAGACCTCGATCATGTCGCTGGCCACCGCCACGCCGACAGGAATCGCGACGTTCACGTAGTCGGGGAATTGCGTGAGGCCATCCAGGCCTACATACACCGGCCCGCCGATCTCGAACACCGCACCGGCGATGGTCATCGTGCCTGACAAGCGCACGACCACGTTCCCGCCAACGCCAGCCGATTGCGTGGCCACGCCCACCATGCCGTAACGCGCCAGCGGGTCAGCGGGCACCGCAGGCGACACACCAGTGTCAGACGAAGCGTAGACCACGTCGTTCTCTTGGACCGCGACATCGGCGCGGAAAACCTTGGTCTCCACGTCCGCTTCGATGACCAACGCATCGATGCGCGAGCTCAGGATCGAGATCTGCCGCTGCAGGTTGCTGATGCTGGCGTTGGCTTGCCCCTGCACCAGCGAAGACTGCCCGGCCTGGGCGCTCGCGGTCGCGAGCACGCTCTCGACGATACCGAACCTCTCACGGATCCGGTCGATCGCGACCTGCACATCCCGCAACGCCAGAGCGCGGACGCCGGGGATGGCCGGGGTGCCCAGAGTAGCCACTACTCCAGCTCCATCACGTCTTCGACAAACTGCGCCGTCTGCACGCGCGACGAGCCGACGAACTCGACAAAGAACCGCTCGTACCTGTCGGTCATCGGAAGAGTGAACGGTTCGTCGCTGGTGACCGCAGTCTCAAACAATTGCACGCCGTTACCGTACACGCGCAACGTGAGATCGTCGTAGTCTTCAGCCTCTACCTGGCAGTAGTTGAAGGTCGCCGGGTGGGGCAGCAGGTTCAACTTGCTGCGCCACGTGTAGGACAGTGGCAGTGTAGGGTCGCCATCGAACTCGTACACGATCGCACCGCTACCACCGCCGCCCGTGATCGTCCACGGCGAGGTGGGCGGCGTGAAGTTGGACGTGCTCAGTGGCGAGCCCAGCACCCAATAGGCTTCGTCAATTGCGATAGTCTCATCGTTGATGCCGTTGATGCCGAAGTTCAGGTACTTGAACTCGGTCTCGTCGCTCAGGTCGACCACCAACGAGTCTTGCAGAACCCCGTTGATGAACAGGCGCGCGGTCGTGCCGTCATAGCACCCACGCACGTGCACCCACTGGTCGGTGATGAGCGGGCCGCCGTCGAGGAACTGCGGGCCCCCGCTGTTGGTCACTGACATCACATAGGTGGTAGGACCGGGCTGCAGTGCTGCACCACCGACATCACCACCCACCGACATGCCCGAATTGCCGGTGGCCACGTCGGAACCGGACCAGCTCCAGAAATCAAGCGCGAACGATTCGTTGGCCGGCCTGAGGTAGGAATCGGGTACCGGATCGACCTGCGACGCATCACGGTCCCACGAAGTCGCGCCTGGAGCATCAGTGCCCAGGCTGTTTGTTCCGAACTTCGGCGCGGGCCCCGCCACCGGCAGGTCCCACAGCGTCTCGCCGCTGTTGTCCGTCCACGTCGCCCCGGTCTCGTCGGTTCCGGTGCTCACGCCGTCGAGTTCGTCTTCGGTGAAGTGGAAGAGACCCATCTGTGTGATGGATCCGGTACCTTGCGCCAAGTACAGCTTGTCGGTGAGCGGGTCCGCGTACATCGCGTCGGCATACACGCTCAGCCGAATCAAACCGAACCCGCTCGGCTTCAAGTCGAGCGCGTAGCCACCATCCGAGCCCGACGAGCCGTCGCCCAGCCAGAAGAAGTAGATGTCATCGTGCACGACTGCGCGGATGCTCTGCGGCACGAGATCCTGCCACTGCCGGCGCGTGAAGATGCCCTCGGTAACGTTGCGCACTTGACCAGGGCCCTGCACGGCGATGAGGCCGTCAGGGCTCGCGAACAGCACGCCCAGACCTGTGAGAGTGCCGAAACTGCGTTTGGCCACGGACGCCTGCTGAACTTCCAGCTTGGTCATGCTGTAGGTGGCCGGGTCCGTACCTGTGGCCAGGTACGGATAGGCCTCGGTGCCGATCACCACCGTGTTGTCCACGTTCTCGATCCCGACGATGTCGGTGTCGGTGGTGAGACGGAACGACACAGGCCACGCGTGCGGCCGGTTCCGCGCCGACAAGCACAGCTGGTTCTTGCTGAACCCCACCATGATGCCGTTCGGCAGGGCCAGGATGCCGCGCAAGTCGGCCGGCGGCAGGTCGAACTCGTCCGACTCCAGCAGCTCGCCCAGCGCTGCATCGGTGAGCACGTCCACGTAGTCCGGCTCGTCGAGGTCGATCTCGGCGACGAAGCGGAAGAACGTGCCCGTGTTGCCCGTCGCCGCGCGGTAGATGCGCTTGGTCGCGATGCCGTAGTCGGCGCTGATGCCCGAAGGGATCGCGGTCGGCGTGGTCACCGTCACCGACACGCCGTCCGGCCGCCGGATGGTCGCGCTCACGGGACTCGGTGCCGATTCCTCACCCAGGTCGTTGACGAAGGTGTAGACGTAGCTCGTGGCCAGATCCACCGGTGTGAAGCCGTTGGAACCGCTTGCCTGCACGTGGATGTTGTCGAAGTAGGTGACGAAGAGACCCGCGTCGCTTGCCGAGGCCGCCGTGATCGCGCAGTAGTCACCCAGCGTGAAGACCGCGGTACCGGTCACGCTGGCCAGCTCGCCCGAGCCCTGGAACACGCGCACCGTCACGGTTTGCGTGCCGTCGTTGTTCACGACGATGCTCACATCGAGCGTGTACCAGACGCCGGCCGAGAGCACCACCGCCACCGTATCGACCACTGCGGCGGTGTAGGGACTGAACTCCGAGGCATTGCGCAGCTGCAGCGACCCGTTCTGGAACCACGCCATCACCCCGGCGCCGTCAGGCGAACACGCGACGATGAACCCCGCTGTGCGTTGCGACGTGTCGCCACCGAAACGGATGTCCGCCGACGCGTGGACCACCGCGGCGTTGCCGATGCTGAAGTTGCGCACGGCATGCGGCTCCTGGCCGGCGTTGTGCGTCTCGTTGTAGGTCAGTTCGTACGATGGCGCGGGGTTGCCGACCACAGCATCCTGGCTGACGATCGCGAACGTGCCTCCGACGCCGTTGTTGGTGGCCGAGGTGACCCAGTTCGTCTCCAGCGAGTCGCCCTCGTCGAGCACATCGATCGAGTAGGTGGTGGGCGTCGTGTCCACGCCGATGACCAATGCCGCTGCGCTGTCCGGTGGCGGCACGCCCAGCGGCCGCGTCACGACCGGGTAGGGTTGCGAGCCGGTGGTGGCCAGCGCGTAGGTCGTGAAACGCGGCTCGGTGTAGATGTCCGGGCCGGTCAAGTAGGTCCGGAAGGTCGTGTCACCGGGGATCGTGCCGCGCGCCACGTCCACGTCCGCTTCCCACGACAGCCACGCGTCGTTGAGCAGGTAGATCGTCTGCGGCGCGTTGGCGAGCGTGGCGTTCTCCAACAGGCCACGCCACGTCTCCAAGTCACCGCTCTGCAGCCTGGCGTTCATCGCCAGCTGCGAAGCATTCGGGGGCAGCGCTCGGGGGCTTACGCGGGGCGCCTCACCCCGGAAGGAGTCGATCGCGACACGCATCAGCGCCTTCCATAGCAGACGAACGTGCGCCGCTTCGCGCGGCGGGCGCCGGTGTTGTAGCCGCGCTGTTCGTCGGCTTTGGCGTTGTTGATGCCGGCCTTGAACTTGCGATCCTCTTTCTCGGCCATCCCGTGGTTGGTCCACTTCTGGCCCGGCAGGTCCAGCAGATAGGCCAGCGCACCCGACGCAATCACCCGGCCCCACTTCTGGTCAAGGATGTCGGGCACCTCGGTAGCGTCCTCGGTCGGCTGGATCTGCGCCGTCACATCGATGCTGTAGGCCGCGTCAGGCGTGTAGTAGAGCACGATCTCGCTCTCAGGCACGTAGGCGTACACGCGCGGCGGGTTCGGGCCGGCGTTGCGGCTCCACTCCAGTTCGTCCTGCGTGCCCAGCGGCCACTTGTTCCCGTTCGCGTCGGTGGCCCACACCAGGCGCACGCCGATGATCGTGGTCTGAGCATCGGTGGGCGTGAGCGTGTAGCTCGCATCACCGCTGGTGGTGCTGAAGGTGGCCAGCTCGTCGCGCAGCCAGCGGGTCTGCCCGCAGAAGTCCCGAGCCGCATCCACGTACGCCTTGACCAGCGTGGGCGTTGGGCAGCCGCGAACAATCTGGGCGATTCGGGGGAGCGCGTCACGCACGTTCACGGCTTGTTCTCCTGCGGCGTGGTCTTCGGCGCGTAGCGCGACTGCGCCTGGGTAGACATGCCCAGGTCCGCGGCCCACTGCTGCTTGTACGACTGCGACTTGACCAGGTCCTGACGCTTCGAGTTCTTCGCGTAGGCTCGGTGCAGCACGTAGCTGATCAGGGCCGGCTCGAACTTGTCGTGCACCGCGAGTACGTCGTCGATGCCGCCGATCACGATCTCGTCCGGCAGCGTGCCGAAAAGCACCTCCACCTCGCCGGTGCCGTCGTTCGGCGGGCTCACGGTGAAGCGTGTCGGGTCGCGCATGTCGACGTAGAAGTTGTCCACGTCGCGCTGGAAGCTGGTGGTAGGCCAGAAGCGGTTGGTCTCGTCGATCAGCTCGCGGTCGGCGAGCGTGACGACCTGGCCGCTGTAGGCGTTCTTGCGCACATCGAAGACCTGCACGCCGTCAGCAGGCAGCGCCTGCTCCGTGCCGTGGACCAGTTCCACGTTGCGCGTCGCCGAGTGAAAGTCCGGTTTCACCGCGGCGCCGGCGCGCATCGCTTCGTTCAGGTAGTCGAGCAGTTCCTGCTGGGTCCACGCGGTCGCGGCAGCATCCAGCAGCGTGCCGCGCGCTGCGGACATCACCTTGGCTGCCGTGACCGCGACGCCCATGGCATCAGCTCACGTCTTCGGTCGCTGCGGCCGCCGGCGCCTCCAGACGCTTCACCGTGTCCATGAACTGCTTGCGCAGCACGTCCAGCGGTTTGGTCCGGTCCAGCACCACGCCGTACTCGTTCGCGGCGAAGGCCAGCAGGTCGTCCTTCGAGCACGTGCCCACGTCGAACGGGGGCTCCTGCGTCACGGTGCTGTCGATCACGCGCGTGCGGCCCAGGCCGCGCAGGCTGCTCGCCAGGTACGCCATGCGCTCGTCCAGTGACGCCTTGGCGTCACCGGTGTAGACCACGTACTTGCCCTTGCCCAGGCGCTGCTTGCGCAGCGTCGCGGTGTTGGGGATCAGGTTCCCGTCGTCGATGTTGATCAGGAACGGGTGGCGCTTGTCCTGGCCGTACTGGCGCGAGCTCGCGCGGCTGTCGGCCATGGCGTTCTCTTGGGCCTGGGTGATGACGGTCATTGCTGTCCTCTTGCGGTTGGTGGAAAGCCGGCGCCCGAAGGCGCCGACTGCCCAGGGCTTACGAGCCGGACGGGCCGCCCGGCGTGTAGGCCCGGTGCTTCATCTTCCCGCTCTTCTGACCGGTGCTCACGTCGCAGCCCTTGATACCCGAGGGGTACGACTGCTTGCCCTTGCCACCGTTCTTGGAGCGTTCGGAAGTGATGGTCTCCGGCGGGACCTTGAAGTTGTCGCCGGGGCCGTACGGGTTGCTGGTCTTCATCTCAATCTCCTTGTTGCAGAGGCCGCGCCGGAAAGGCCCGAAGGCCCCTCCAGTTTAGCCGCGACGCACGACGGCCGTGCCCAGGTACTTCGGTTCGACCACTTCGAAGCCGAAGACCATGAGGCCCTGGATCAGGTAGCCGAAGTCGCTCGGGTTGTCGATCATCCGGCACTCGATGATCTGCGACGCGAACGTCAGGCCGGCGCTGTGGCCGAACATGATGTACGTCGCCGGGCCGGGGCTGGTCTGGCGCAGCAGGTTGCGGCTCTGGTAGAGCATGAACCGGTCGATCATGCCCAGCTTGCCGTTGCGCACGATGGAGACATCGTCGCCGGCCAGCGAGGCGATCTTCAGGTCGGACTGCTTGATCAGGCCGGACATCCACGGCGGGATGACCATCCAGCGGCCCTCGTCGGGCACGTTCTGCTCGTCCAGCACCACGCCGCAGTCGACGATGAAGTCGACCACGGTGGACTTGGTGATGGTCACCGGCGAGGTGGAGTCACCCAGGTTGATGCTGTCGGAGTCCGCACCAGCGGTGGTGCCGCGGTTGTCCGCGGACACGTCGGCCGGGATGGTCTCCAGCACCTCGGCGTCGGCGGCGATGCGCAGCTGGATCGAACCGTCGTTGGCGAACACGTCGGCCATGTCCAGGTCCGACTGCGCCGCATCGACCGTGTTCAGTGCCACAGCGAACGACTTCGCCTGGTCGATCACCAGCGTGACCGAGGCACTGCTCGGGTACTGGTTGGTCAGACCGTTGCCGATCACGTAGTCGGACACGGTGACATCCGGAACGGTCCGGATCTTCACCTGCGCGCCGAAGCCCGCGATGTCGCCTTCGTAGTCGGTGGAGGCGATGTCGCCGAAGACGGTGGCCTTGTAGAACTTCTCCACCATCCGCTGCGAGTAGACCTCGGGGATGAAATTGATGGTACTGCCCGGACCGTAGTCGGGCAGACCGGTACCACGTTGAACGCCCATGATTGCTCCGTGAAGTTGAGGCGGTTACCGCCCCACCCTGCCGCTCAGCGGCGGGAGGTGGCGGCGAATTTCAACTTCAGGCGCTTGTCGAACTCAGCAGCTTCTTCCTTGGTGACATACCCTCTCTGACCAGGCTTGATGGTGGCCTTGCGTTTGGTGAAGTCGCGGATCTCCTTCTCGGTCGGGACCGTGAGGGCCCCACCGGGAGGTGTCGGCGGCGTGTCATCGCCACCGGGGGATCCGTCACCGTGCGGCAGCACCGGCGGGTCGGCCACTGGCGGGGGCGCGGTCTCGTTCTTGAATCGGCCGAACATCTTCGCCACCGCAGCGGCGTTTCCGTTCTTGTGATGCCGATCCAGGGTCCGTTGACGTTGCTCGCTGGTGTCCTCGTCGGTCACGGCAAGCCACTCCAGCCACTCCGTTTGCGCGTTGATCACGGCCCAGTCCGGCACCAGCTCCGTGAGCCGGGTGACGAACCTGGATTCCTGTTCTTCCTGGACGCGCTGCGCTTCGGCGGTGCGCTGGTCCTGCAGGGGTTTGACCTGCTGGTTGATCAGCGCCTGCGCTTCCTCGCGCGCGACTTTCAGAACCGGATTCACGATCGTGCGCAGCTGGTCTTCACCGAACTTCTCGATCTGCTCGGCTGTGAACAGCTTCGTCAGATCCATGGCCGGTGCGGGCTGCTGGGCCTGCAGCAAGCGAACCTGCTCCTGCAGCGTGGTCAGCTCCTGGTGCAGTCGGTCGCGTTCGGCTGCCCACCGGGCCCTGTCCGCAGCGAGCGTGCCTTCGACCGTCTTGAAGCGGTTCCGCCAATAGATGGGGTCCTGCTCACGTGGGTCGGGCGCATTCGACGAACCGGCCGGGGCAGCGGGCGCGGGGCCTGCTGGCGGTCCTGGAGGGGTCGGGCTCGCGGCAGCGCCGGCTGGATCGGCCGGGGCGGCGGCGGGGGCCGCGGAAGCTGGCTTACCGTTGGCGTCGATCCGGGCCTGGATGGCCTGGCCACGACGGATCACGGCGCGCGGCAGCTGCGTTTCGTTCGAGGCTCCTGAAGCCTGCATCTTTCGTCTCCACGGTCCGGCTTTACCCGGGCACCTAGACAGTCAGCGCAGCCTGCCTGACGGGGCGCGGGCTGCTCCTTGCCACGGTGGACTGCTTGGTGAGCAGATCGATCAGCCTGTCAAGCTGCTGGGCCTTGCCTTGGGCCACGAAGAGGTCCTCTCCCCGTACCTGGCGCAGCATCGCGTTCACCTCAGCCACCTCGGCATTCAGAATCTGCAACAGCGCGGCACAGTCCGGTGATTTCGAGAATCGCGCCAGGAATGCGACTTGATCGCTGCTCAGACTCATCGAGCCGGATTATGCACAGGTTGTGCACAACTTGTCCACAAGGCTACGCGGGCTGGGCCTTGGGCTCTTTGCCCGGTGCTGTTTGCGGTTTGAGCGCGCTGCTCACTGCGTCACGTACCAGGTCGTGCATGAACTGACGATCCTGCGAAGATGCTTCGCGTGCTGCGATCGCGCCCTCCTTGCCCTGCACCTTGGCATTCTCGATCTGCAGCTGCTTCTCCAGCATCGCGTCTTGCGACTGCGCGGCTGCGGCCGCCTGCTTCTCGATCTCCTCGTCGCTGGGCACCACCGCGTCCACGTCGAGCTCCATCGCGCCGGCCACCTCGCGCAGCAGCGCCGCGCGGTACTTGCCGCCGATGATCGCTGCGTCGATCGGGTTGGCCGTCATGCCCAGGAAGTTCGTGCGGCGGGCCTGCGCCGACTCCTTGATGAGGATCGCCGCGGCGCCACGCGGCACCACGATGTTGTCGCCCTTGATGCTCGGGTCGGGGTTGTAGAGCATCTCGTTGATGAACTGGTCCTCGACGTTCGGCGCCGTGACGTTCGTGTCCACGTTGCTGATCGAACGACGCAGACCCTTGGCCGCGTTGTTCATCAGCGTGTGCAGGCCGGAGGCCGTGTCGGCGCTGCCGCCGGCGCGCTCGTTGCCGTAGGTGTAGCGTGGGATGCCCGTCGAATCGTCGGCCTTGATCTCCCACTTCTCGTACACCGCCATCAGGTTGGCGCTGTTGTCGTTGGGCTGGAAGAAGCCCACGCCGGGGTTCACACCTTGCGTCGGGTCGCTCTTGAGCTGCCAGATCTTCCACGGGAACATCGACAGCGAGTCTTCGCCATCGGCCAGGCGGTCGTTGTGCACCCAGGCCTGCGGGCCGCTGGCGATGCTCAGGTTGTCGGCCTGCGCACTCGCGGCCGCGTTGCACATCTTCTGCGGCGTGCTCGCGAGGTTGGGAATGCTGCGGCCCCAGAAGGCGCCAGGCACCGCGTCGTAGCAGGCCTTGCGGTACGGGCGGCGGCCCAGCGGGTTCGGGTTCAGCGCCGCATACAGCACGTAGTGGCCGCAGACCACCACGTTGCACTCGTAGTCGCGCGTCTCCTCCAGGTCTTCCTTCACCCCCCAGGACATCAACTTCCAGCCCGGCACCGAGCCCCAGTAACTCAGGGCGTCGATGAGCCCCGGCTGGGTGAGCTGCATGTAGGTGGTCTCTTGCTCCAGGCGCTGGCGCTCGGACTCGGTCCACAGCCAGCCTTCCAGGTGGCCTTCGCTGTAGTCGCGCAGCGCGCCGTCGATCTCGTCGTCCTTGTACCCGGGCAGGCCCTTCAGGTTGAAGAGCTCGCCGCGGGTGTAGCGCAGGCGCTCGATCACATCGCCGCGCTGCGGCGTGTCGGTACCCGAAGACGGGTAGAAGTCGAAGGGACTGACGCGCTTCCACGTGGGCACCGCCACCGTCTTCACCTCGGGGGTGAAGGACTTGGTCTTGCCCCACTTCAGGATCGTGCGGCGCTCGTAGATCGGACCCTTCAGGATCGCGGCCGGGTAGGTGACGAAGTCCTCGATGAACTCGTCCATCGCCTGGAAGTAGCCACCTTGGACCATGCGGTCATCGATGACCTTCTCCATGCGCAGCGCACGCTTCGCGGCCGCACGCTCCATCTCCTTCTCGGCTTCGTCGCGCAGCTTCTCGCCGATCTCGGCGACGTTCTGCTTGAACTCGTCGCTCGGCGTGACGCCGCCACCGGCCTCGGCGGCCTTGAGCATCACCTCCTTGGCCATCGTCATCGCCTTGACGACGATAGTTTTCTTCAATTCGAACGGCAGATCCGGTAGTGGCGTCGGTTCCAGACCCCACGGCCGCTCGCCCACAGGCAGCAGGATGTCGCGGATCCAGGCGCTGGCCGCGCGGCACTTCACCTCGGTGAGCGGCGCCCAGACGATGTTGCCGCCGCCTTCCTGCTGCAGCTGCGCCAGCTCGGCCGGGCTGTAGATGCCGCGGCGCGCCCGCAGGTCGGCCAGCAGCTGCAGGTCGATCCGCTCCTTGATCAGCTTGTTGCGCGCCCACACCAGGCGCACGTGGCCGGCCAGCGACGACTCGGCCTGCGCGTCATCGATGGCCGTGGGCTCGGGCTGGGCGAGGCTCTCCTCGCGCTCCAGCACCTCCTGCAGGCCCATGCGCTGCACCAGTGGATTGCCGCCGGCATTGGCCTGCTTGTCCGTCTGCGGCGTGGTGCCAGCAGGCGGGCCCGGGGGCGCCGGCTTGAAGCGGGAACCACCGGAACGCGGGTCGAAGGAACGCTGCAGCCCTGTTGCCATGGGCCTACATTATCCACAGGTTGTGCACAAGATGGAAATTGTGCACCGCAAAAACAAGAACCCCGCCTCTTGGGCGGGGTTCAGGGCCGGAGGTAGCGAGTCCCCGGCAAGCGGGAGGAGAGCAATGACCCCTTGCGAGGTGACCGCAGTCTATCACGGCTCCGGCGTGGTCACACCGGCGCTGCGCAGCGCGGTGCTCAGGTCCAGCAGTTCCTGCCGCTGGTGCGGCGGCAGCGCCAGGTCGCACGCCATGATTTCGAGGCAGTCGAGCATCACCTCCGGTGACCAGCCCTGATGGTAGGCCCGCTGCACCGCGCGCTGCACCGCCGTGCTGGCCCGGCAGAAGGCGTCGCAGAAGGCCGGCGTGGCGGCCACCACCTGCTCGTCCACGCCGGGCGTGGCCAGCTGGATGCCGGTGGGTGTGGGCCACGGGTAGGCCACAGGCGGCCAAGAAGCACCGAATTCCGAGGTGACCAGCACCTCCGGCGTCGGTAGCAGTTCGGGTTGAACGGGCTGAGTGGTCGTTTCCATCATTGGCTCCTGCTCCAGACGACGGTGCGCCGTCGCACCGGGCGCGCCTTTGCGGTGGTGACCTTGCGGTCGATGAGTTCGGGCACGAAGGTCAGGGCCAGCGAGTCCGCGCGGTCGGGCGACTTGATGCCGTTCTTCTTCGCGTCCTTCTTGCTCTGCAGCTGGATGCGAAAGCGCCCGTCGTAGCCGTAGTCCAGGCTCGTGAGCTGGTCGGCGAGGTCGTCCTCGTCGGGGATCTGCCCGTGCTCCAGGAAGTCGCGCATCTTGCCCCAGCACTCGCTGCGCTGGTTGAAGTACTGCTTGTCGTCCTTCGCCGGCTGGCCCCACTGCACCGCGATCAGCGGCGGCAGGCCGGGCAGGCGCCGCAGCGTGCTGTCCAGGTCCGCGCCGTTGCCGATCGCGTCGTAGGCGATGCACGCGATGCCGCCTTCCTTGCGCACGAGTTCGAGCACGCGCCCGCCCAGGTCCACGCCGTCGTACCCGCTCAGCGCCACCTGGTACAGCACCTTGATGCCCTGGCGCAGCGTGATCACGCTGAAGTCGTCACCGAAGCGCGCCGGGTCGATCGCGAGGAACTTCTGGTGGTTGCGGTACACGTCCGGCGCGATGCGGCGGCGGCGGGCCTGCGTGACCAGTTCGGGCGAGATGAAGTTGCTGTAGCCGGCCCGCGGGAACATACCCTTCACGCGCACCCGCACGAAGTCGCTGTCCTCCCCATACTCGTCGATCCACGCCTGGATCTGCTTCTTGTTGCTGAAGCGCACGTCGCGGCTGTCGACCCGACCGGCGTGGTTGGCGCGCGGCTGCGTGCAGTTCTTGTGGAAGCGGCCGGTCGTGCGCGTGCCGTTGCCGTAGCGTAGCCAGATGATCTGCGTCTTCGCGTCGGTCAGCGCACCTTCGGTCACCTCCCAGATCGAGTCGTCGATGGCCGAGGCCTCGTCGAAGATCACCACGATGCGCTTGCCCTGGTTGTGCATGCCGGCGAAGGCTTCCGTGCGCTCCTTGGACCACGGGATCTGGTCGATGCGCCAGGACTTCTCGCGCTCCTTGTCGCCTGCGATGTAGATGGCCGTGGCGGTGAGGGTGAAGAGGTGCTTGGCGATGAACAGCTGATACCACTTCGCGAGTTCGGCCCAGGTCTTCGTGCGCAGCTGCGTGTCCGTGTTGGCCGTCACCACGCCGCGCGTGTCCTCGAAGGTGCTGATGCCCCAGAGGATGGCCCAGGCCACCTCGGCGGACTTGCCCACGCCGTGCCCGGCCGAGATGTCCTCCTGCACCACGCAGCCCTCGGTGCCACCCGCGGCCAGCTGCTTGCTGATCCGGTCCTGCTGGTCCTTCTGCCACTGCTCGGGCCCGTCCCAGTGCTCCAGCACCGTGCCTTCCTTGCCCCACGGGAAGGCCCAGAGCACGAAGCCGTGGAAGTCGCTCTCGAAGCTGGCCAGGTCGGCGAACAGCTCGGCCATGGGCGTGCCCTGCAGGGCCGCCAGCGTGCTGCGCCCGGCATGCGCTGGCACGGCCGGGTGCGGCGGCTGGGTGCTGTCGATGATCCGCCGCGGCAGCGGCGTCACCCCGGCACGATCGGCGGCGGATACCTGACTCACCAGAGCTGCTCGGCCGGTTCGGGCGCCGCCACCGCGGCGGCGGGTGCTGGCGGCGCGGGCCGCGGCGTCACGTCCACCACGTCGCCGGCCGAGTCAGCCGGCCCGGTCGGGCCCGCCTGGCGCCGGCGGCGCGCTTCCGCCAGGGCGCTGGCCAAGGCGCTGGCCAGGGCGTTCACACCGGTCTCACCCTCGTCGCCCACCAGCTTGAAGTGCTTGGCCAGGATGCCCAGGGCGGCCATCTTGTCGTAGGTGCGGATCTTCTTCACCGTGACCGGTTCAGCGTTCTCGCCCTTGCCTTCCCAGCGCGTCTCGACATCGATCGAGGAGATCCGTGCGGCCGCGTCCGCGTCCCAGTCCTGGACCGGCAGCAGGTTGCCGTTCTCGTCGAACACGTCGCGGATGTCGCCGAAGGCGATGCGGCCGAGTTCGATCATCGTGCGCCGGGCCGAGATCCCTGCGGCGGCGTGGTGCTGCTCCATGAGCTCGCGCACGCGGCGCTGCACGTCGGGCAGGTTGAACGCGTAGTAGAAGTTCTGCTTGGCGATGCCCACCTGCGCTGCCGCCGCGGCGCGGCTGAAGCCGCAGTTCACGTAGGCGTGGGCCAGCGCCTCGTGCCGGGGGTCCGCGCACGGGGTGCCGGTGAAGGCCTGCAGTGCCTGGGTCATGGATCAGTGCTTCGGGAAGTGGCCGCGCAGTTGGGCCATGACGATCGGGGTCCACCGACCTCGGATGTAGACCCGTTCGCGGAAGAAAAAGCGTCCGGCAGCGCTGGGCCACGTGTCGAAGGAGAGCCAAGGGATCATGGTTCGCGGTTCAAGGATTCGGGATTCAAGGGTTCGGGATCGCGGTTCAGGGTTTGTTGCTGAAAAATCGAAATTCAGAAAACGCAAAATTTTCAAAAATCACGATTCCGTTGCTCCGTGGGTGGAGGAGCAGGAGGGGGTATGGCCCCCTCTGGCCAGCGACTACTCCCCCGGGTACCCCCGGGCCTTGTTCATGAAGTGCTTCTTGGCCGCCGGCGCAGCCGCAACCGCACGCCGAGCTCGATCCAGGCCCGTGCGCTCGCTGCCCTGCAGCGTGGTCGTGACCCCCGTGGCCTGGGCACGGAATCGCTCGGGCGGGATCGCGTCGGGGCGGTGGGTCATGCTTGATGGTGGTTTCATGGGTGGTTCCTGATAGCGTGGGACTAAACCCGGAACTCCGGGCGGGTAACCACTTTCGATTCACGGCCCGTGGTTATTGGTTTGTTCCTCGGGCGCAACAGTTGACATATTAATCAATGACGCGGTTATTACTGGATAACCCGCGGTGCAGCGATGGTCGCGAGTTCGTATTCGCGCTGCCAGTCGATCACGTGTTTGCGGATCGCGGCGACCACACTAGGCCAGTTGACGCGCTCCGCGTCATCGCTGCGCCCCTCGCTCAGGCAGTTGTCCAGCAGGTGCGCAGCGGCCTTTTTGGCCAGCAGCATCGCGTCAACCCTGGGGTGCGGGTGTCTCCAGGCGGTCTGTTTGGTGGCGCCAGACGGGAATACGACACAAACGCCCCCGGCTGAGGGGTCATTATTTGTCGCTTCGAGCCTGTAAATTCGCACTTTGTGACCTTAAAGGTTATCTAAGCAAGATTTATGCTATTTTTAGCACAGTTCAATAGTTTTGAACTATGGTTTGGGTGGTCGACTGATAATTTGCACGATAGCCTATCAAAGTATTGAATCACCGTCAAGCCGCAGTGCGATTACCTACACCCGGTGATGTTAGGGTTTGCGGGTTACGGCTCTTGGCACGCTACTCGCAATGTAGTTGGCATGCCTACCAATCACACCTAACCGATGACCCCCTACACCGAAGCCATGGCCGCCAGCAACGCAAGTGCTGCGGCTGCTGCACACACTGCTGATCGCATCTGCCTGCAGTACTGGGCTACCAGCGAAGGCCTGGATGTGATCCAGGTGGAGCGCACGCCCGAGGGCTATGGCGAGATCACGCAACTGCGCACCCTGCATCTGTGCGACCGTGCTAAGGCACTGGTCCGCGGGATGTGAGCTGGATCGCGAATTCGTCTGACCCGCCCGCACCATGACCCGCAATCTGCTTGCTGACGTGCGCATCATGGCCATGCGCCATCCGCACCTAGCGGCAGTCACCTTGACCTTGCACAGCGGATGCCGCTTTCGGCACGCGGTCTGGTACGTGCAAGGCCTGAGGCGTGCTCTCGCACGCGAACATCTGCAACGAATTAATGAGGCTTACGCGTCATGACAACGATCGACCCCCGCACGCTGCCGCCCATGCGACCGGTGCAGAAACTGACCCGCGATCAACGGTTCTTTTTCGACCACGCAGGGTATTCATACCCCGTCGGTAGCGACCCTGCGACCGGGCGCACCGCGTGCGCTTGTCGGCTCGCTGACGCAGAGGAAACGCTCTTGCAGGCCATGCGACGCGCTAACGTGGCGATGGTTTGGGAGCACGACGACATCGGCGCGCGGTATTACCGCAAGCGGCCAGAGGACACGCCCGACCACCGCATGGAGGGTAGCGACTGGCGCTACACGTGCGAGCTGGCTGCGATCGTGAACGGTGAGACCGTGCTAGCGTCCCTCGGTGCGGTGCTGGACGCGGACGCGAATTACCGGCGCGTCATCCGCGCGGAACTGGCCCTCGAATGCCTGGAACAACTGCAGGAGCTAGCGCAATGATCCTTGTCACCACTACATACGAAATCGTGACCCCGGAAAGCGCTGAACATGGCGAAGCGGACACCGTTGGCGTCATCGCGGAGCACGAGCCGATGACGTTTCGGGAACTCGTGAAGGCTCTGCGTTACGGTGAGTCGTCGTGCTACCGCGCCCGCGGCGAAACTTTCGAGTGGGTCACGCAAGACCAAGGGGAGACCCACGCCTACTTCGAGCGCGGCGAACAGGAGTCGCGCTCCTACCATTTCAGCCGCAACAACCCACCCCGCAAAGCCCGTTACTGGCGCCTGGCATTCAAGGCCGCGGGTCTCATTAAGGAATAGGCCGCACCATGATCGCCAACCTGATCGGCGCCTACATGATCGCCCGCTACCGCGCCCGGGCCCGAAATCACCCTCGCCATTCTGTGCGGGACCAAACCCGCCTGACCCCGTGATCATCATCATCCGTGAAGAATCCGCGCACGCCATCAACGGTGTGCCTGGTCGTCGATTCGCCGTGACCCGCCACGCGGGCCGCACCACGCTGGCGAGCCAGAAGTGGCGCAGCACTTCCCGGCCCATCGCAGAGTACGGTCGCGATGCTAGGCTGAGCGTAGAAATCTGCGTCGACGACGAATGCCGCAACGGTCACAACACGTTTACGATCACGGCGGAAGTGCGCATCCCCGGGCGCCGTGACATCGAGGCCGGCGGGTGCCTGTACGAAGACATCGCCCGCGTGTTCCCGGAGCTGGCGCCGCTGATCAAGTGGCACTTGGTCAGCACCGACGGGCCGATGCACTACCCCGGGAACGTCATCTATCACGCACGTGAACACGGCCCCACGCACGCGTGGGTGTACTACCGCGGGCCGAGGGCAACCGATCCGCTCGGTCTGGGCGAGGACGGGACCGAGGAACGATTGCTAGGCTATCTCGGGACTAGCGAGGCGAGCAAGGCGGAAGGCCAACCCGGCTACCGCGTCAAGTGGGATGACAAGACCGCCAAGGTGCGCAACCTCGATTACGCGCGCAACTGCGCCGTGTGGCCCGAAGCCACGGACGAGCAACTGTGCGCACCTGAACCGGAGCTGCAGACCGTGCTAATCGCCCGACTGCCTGCACTCCTGCAATCCTTCCGCAACGACATTGAAGCCGCTGGCTTCCTGTGGAGCATCTGACCATGTGCAAAATCGAATCCCTCATCGCCAGCGCCATCACTGCGCGCCACGCACTGCAAACCGCCAATACGGTATGCATGCCCGACACTCGCCAAGATGGCAAGCCCCTACTGAGGGTGCTGCTGCACGGCAACCACATCGCAACCGTGGGGTACGACGACAACGGCCAGCCCTGCAACGCCCAGGGCACGCTCGCGGGGTGGGACACGCGCACCACTCGTTTGCGCCTCACGCTAGTTGCACGCGCTGTCGGTGCGCCCTGCGGGCGTGGGGTGTGCCACATCGAAGGGGTGCCGCACGTGCGGCGTGCCGACGGATCGCATTTCCCGATCCTGCGTGATACCGAATGGTTCTCACTGTGAACACCAAACCCGAAGCCGTGGTCCGGTTTTCCTTCCTGGACCGCCTTTGGTATGTGTGCCACGCACGCAGCTACCAAAACGCGATCCGATACCCGGCAAACGGCAAGCAAACACGTGCCGAAGCGGTAGTTTTGGCCGAAGCCAACGGGTTCACGGTCGTGCGCCACGCTGACGACAACGCGCAAAAGAGCGACTGACCATGATCCCGAACCCTTCCACGTGTGCGTGCACCGTAGCCAGTACTGGCAAGCCTGGTACGCGCTCAAGGCCACCAAACCGCCAATACGGTATGCATGCCCGACACTCGCCAAGATGGCAAGCCCCTACTGAGGGTGCTGCTGCTGCACGGCAACCACATCGCAACCGTGGGGTACGACGACAACGGCCAGCCCTGCAACGCCCAGGGCACGCTCGCGGGGTGGGACACGCGCATCACTCGCTCGCGCCTCACGCTGGTTGCACGTACTGTCGGTGCGCTCTGCGGGCGTGGGGTATGCCACATCGAAGGGACCCCGCACGTGCAGCGCGCCGACGGCTCGCATTTCCCGATCCTGCGTGATACCGAGTGGTTCTCGCTCTGAAGGAAGCTAACAATGATCGACATCACTGCAATGGCCATGGGCTACGTCGAATGCATGCTGTGGTCCAGCACCGACGAGAACGGCGTGCCCCTGGACGATGACTACTTCCCGACCGACTTGGCACCCGAGACACAGCAACATGCGCGCGAAGACTGCGCCGAATTCATCCGCACGTGCGAGGCGCAGGGCATCACGCAAGAAGCCCTGCGCAGCTTGATGGATTCGTCCCGGTGCGGCCATGACCTTTGGCTCACGCGCAACCGCCACGGCGCGGGGTTCTGGGACCGCGGTTATGGTGACGTGGGCGACAAGCTCACCACCATCGCACACGAAATGGGCAGTCGCGATGCGTACGTGGGCGACGATGGAAAGGTCTACACGTCATGAAACAACGCCACGCCGAATCCGAACGCCTCAACGCGCGCGCCACCTTGGCAAACCTGAACATCGCAGTCGGGCAGGACTTCCATACCTTGTCATCGTCGCAAGTGGATGCCCTGCTGTGCGAAGCGGACCGAGCGCGCTACCGAAAGCCCGCCAACGCCAACGGCTCGCGCGCTCGCTACTTCCATGACCGATTGCAACGACGGGCCCGCGCGCAAAAGGGCGACTGACCATGATCCCGCCCCCGTTCGAGCCCTTCCACGTGTGCGTGCACCGTAGCCAGTACTGGCAGGCTTGGTACGCGCTCAAGGCCACGTCACGCGCGGACGCGATGCAAGAGGGGGCCGTGATCGCCCAGCAGCACCGCCCGCACCGCGTGACCCTGCACGCGGACCCCGAATCCCAACCCATTCACACCTGGAACCTGACGCGATGAACACCAAGCCCGAAACCGTGAAGTACGTCGTGACCCTCAATAACGAAGGCGGCGAGCTGGCAAGTGGCATTGCGCTGACGCCAGAACATGCGGCCCAGGTCGCGATTGCGATGATCGAGGCCACTGGCTCACTGCAAGATGGCGACACTATCAAGGTGCGAGAGATCATCGAAATGCTCCCCCAGGCGAATTATCCGTACCCTGACTGACCGCAGCGACCTGCCCCTCACACGCGCAAACCGACCCGTTCCCAACCCCTGAAAGGAAACCCGTGAAGACCTACGCTTTTTTCGCATGTGTCCACTCGTCCGCCGGCGCCAGCATCGCGGCCACCCTGGTCACCCTCATCGGCTTGGCCCTCGTGCTCGCGGGCCTGCTCTGGTACTGCGTGCGCTACTGGCACGGCAAGCCCGTCCCCAGCAGCGGCAACGTGCTGGCGTCCACCATCTGGGCTGGCCTCATGACCGGTACATGCGCGGGCGTCGCGTACGAGCTCGCCAGCAATGGCGACCTGGGCACGGTCTGCTACCCGAGCAACATCGGTCTCGCGGTGCTGTGCATCACCGTTCTGACCGTCGGCGCGTGCTTGGTGGCCGCCCGACATGCACGGGAGATCTGACATGGAAATCACTCTCCACCTGCTCCAATCGTGGAACGCCTGCGACGATGGCGTCGCCTGGTTCCGCCAGCACTTCCCCTCCTTGTCGGCGCCGTACCAAGTCGTGCTGGACGCCTTGGCGGCAGACGACAGACCTGATTACGCGCACTGGCTGATGGATCGTGCGGGCAGAGACGATTCCGTGCTGCGTGAAGGCGACAGGCACACCACCAAGCACCTGTTTTTCGCTGGGCGCATTGACGTGCCCGGGTCGTTGGTCGTCAGCGGGCACCTGCGCGCCGGCTGGGGCATCAAGGCCGGCTCAGGCATCAAGGCCGGCTCAGGCATCAAGGCCGGCGAGGGCATCGAAGCCGGCTCGGGCATCAAGGCCGGCTCGGGCATCGAGGCCGGCTGGGGCATCAAGGCCGGCTGGGGCATCGAAGCCGGCGAGGGCATCGAAGCCGGCTGGGGCATCAAGGCCGGCTCAGGCATCGAGGCCGGCTCAGGCATCAAGGCCGGCGAGGGCATCGAAGCCGGCGAGGGCATCGAAGCCGGCTGGGGCATCAAGGCCGGCTCAGGCATCAAGGCCGGCTCAGGCATCAAGGCCGGCTCAGGCATCAAGGCCGGCGAGGGCATCGAAGCCGGCGAGGGCATCGAAGCCGGCTCGGGCATCAAGGCCGGCTCGGGCATCGAGGCCGGCTGGGGCATCAAGGCCGGCTGGGGCATCGAAGCCGGCTGGGGCATCAAGGCTGGTGAAGATTATGGGGTGTTTGCTGGCCTCTCGATCAGGCTCACTAAATGGCCCGCACACGCCGCCGTAACCGCGAAAACCAAACCCGAGAACTTGGTTTCCGGCTTCTGGGTGGCTCGGGCCCGATGAGCCATGAACGCCGAGACGGCGCCACCCTGCGCGAGGAAAGCGAGCGGCGCTCGTACTTCTTCGCGCTGGGTCTGCTGGGCTTCGCGCTGTGGTGCCTGGTCGCCCTCGCCCGCGAGCTCGTCATGCGGGCCCGCGACACGCGATTCAGGCGCCGGCAGCGCCGGCCGGCACGCCAGACCTACGCGGCGCTGGATCGCGCCTACAGGGCCGACATCGAGCGCCAGGCTCGCCAAGCCAGGCCCCGAAACACGAGGCCGTGAGGCCCGGACCGATCCCGACCGGCGCCGCCCGCGCGCCGGCTCACCCAACCCCATTTGCACCAACCCAGTGCGCATTCCAACCTTTTCAGCGCCTAATCCCTCCGGCTGCTGTCTGGTACCTCTGGTACCTCACTGCACCCCCTTAATGCTCAAGAGCCATAGAAAATCCGAAAAATAATTGGCCCAAAACTTTTTTTGCTCCCTATAGGCTTGAGCCACAAGCTATGAAATTGAGGTACCAGAGGTACCAAAAGCCCTACTCTGGTAGTAGTCTTACCCCGTGAATACGTAAAATCTTGCGTCTTCGCTGCCCACCGGCTCCCGATGTCCTCTGATCCTCGGTCCGAAATCCCGGCACCAAGCGCTCCAGCTCCGCGAGGAACCGCTGCTTGGAAAGTGCATACAAACCGGATTCCTTCGTCCACGATACGTAATCCGGGTACAGCCCCCCTCCCAGATCCAGGGACCCCGTTTCATCGACGAGCGCACTGGTAAGCCCGCGCCCGCACTCGCAATGCTCGCCCAGCCACTGGCGCACGCGATCGTTCTCCCCGCGGTAAGCCTCACCGGCAGCCAGCACGGCCGAAGGTGCTGCCAACCCGTGCTCGAACCACAGGCGTGCGCCCTCGACGATCCAGGCCAGCACCGCCTCGCTGTGCTCCACGCTCGCCAGGCGCGCCATGAGGGTCTGGTCCTTCAGGTACCGCGCCGCGCCGCGGGCCACCTCGTCCTCGGTGCCGAACATCACCACGTAGGGGATGAGCAGCACGCGCCGCCAGATGCCGTGGTCCTGGCCCTTGATGACGGGCTTGTGGTTGGTTACCAACTGCAGCTTGTGGGTGGGCTTGAACTCGAAGAAATCCCGGTTCATGAAGCGCCCCACCAGCAGGTCGTCGCCGGTGGCGTGCTTGATGAAGGCCTCGCGCAGCACCTGCCCTTCGCCCGACTCGTGTGCCGTCACCAGGCGCCGCCCGCGCAGGCCGGCGATCTCGGTGGGGTGGCGGTTGTCGCCGTCCCCGCGCCGCTCGGTCAGCAGGCCCGGGGGCGCCGCGGCGGTGTACCCTTTCGCACCACCACCGAGCACGCGGCCGATGGTGGCCATGATGGTCGACTTGCCGTTGCTGCCGTCGCCCCAGTGGACGGCAAAGCACTGCTCGCGCACCGACCCGGTGGCGCAGTACCCGAACCAGCGCTGCAGGAACCGGCACAGCACGCGTCGGTCCGCCGGCAGGTCTGCCTCACCCATGATCTGGGCGATCGTCTCTTCCCACAGCACCGAACGGGCGCCCGGCACGTACTTCAGATCGATCAGCTTGGTGATGTAGTTGTCCGACCGGTGCGGGCCGAGCACGCCCGTGCGCAGATCCACGGTGCCGTTGTCGCAGTTGAGCAGCCAGGGGTTGGCGTCGAAGATGTTGATGTCCACCTCCGACATCTTCTTCCACAGGGCCATCGCCGCATCGATGCGCGGTTTCATCTCGCACTGCTGGGCCCACTCGCGCAGGGCGTCGCCCGAAGCCGCGGCGAACGACTTGGCCTCGCGTGCGGCCTTCTCGCTGCGCTTGGCCACGGTCTCGGCCTTGCCCGCCTCGCGCCGGGCGAGCAGGGCCTCCTTGCGCAGGCGCTCCAGGTCGGCGACGGAGGTGCTGCCGGTGCCTTTGGCGGTGGCGTACGCGCGCTCGGCGATCACGGCCGCCTCGGCGAGCTCGAACGCGCGGCCGCGGTCGGCCTGAGCCGTGTCGCGCAGGTCGGAGAGCCAGGCGTCGTGCCGGGCGCGGGCGGCGGCCTCGGCTTCCGCCTCGGCGGCGCGAGCCGTGCGGACGATCGCGGCGCGGGTGGCGGCTGGCGGGGGCTGGGGGGCGCTGGGTTCGTCGGTCATGATGCTGCGGCGAGGTCGCGGTTCATCTTGTCGGCCACGCGTTGCGCGTAGCATTCATGCTTGAAGGTCCGGTCATGCAGCCGGTGGTTGACTAGCACACCCCAGGCGCGCAGCCGCGGGTTCCAGCGACGCAGTATCCAGCGCGTGCCGCAAGGGGACACGTGCCAGCGGTATCGTTTCATGGTGCTGTCGGTCATGATGACTTGTGACTCCCGATGAAACCGACCGCTGGCCATGTCGATGAGCATCGGAATGCTGTCCTCTAAGAACCACTCGGCGCGGGACTTCTTCGCGGACTCGAATGCACGCACAGCCGTGCGGACATCGGCGACTTCGGTGCGAACGAAGGCGCCGCTCTTGAACTGGATGTGGATGGTGTTGTTGGTCATGATGGGGTGCTCCGCTTGATGAGGTGAGGTCGGCAGCGTGGTCTCGTCGGTCATGGTCAGCTGCACGCACATCGACGATGCTTCGGTCATCCACTTCTCCAGGCGCGATCAGGCCCGCGGCAATCAGGTTGCGCAACCACCGCACGGCGTACGGTTCGTTCTCGTTGTAGTAGGCGGGCCCGCTCACTTGAACCGCTCACACGCGATGCCCGCCGCGAGAATGAACCCCGCCAGCACCGCGAGCCACGGTCGCTTCCACAGGAAGCCGTAATTCAGGGCCAGGGAGCCAGCCACCAGGAGCGCGAACTGCGCGGCTGCTACCACAGCTGCTCCTGCTCAAGGTCCCAACCCGGCAGCGCCTCCACATATTCGCACGAAGAGCCGCACTCGATGGAAGGTTCGTCCTTGTAGCTGCCGGTGTTGGGGTCCAGCTCACGTAGCGGGAACCGCCGGCCTTTCAGTGGACCGCTTCGGTGCCGCAGGAGATAGGCACCAGGCCCGAGCATCTCTTCGATTTGCGCGACCTCTTCAAAACGGCCCGGAAAATCACGACGGATCTTGTTCCAGTAACCAGCACCACCCTTCACGCAGCCGATGCAGTTGGCGTTGTGGTACCCGAGTCGGTACATCTCAGGTAGCACCAAACCGGCGCGTTCGATCAGCGCCAGCGCGTCGCTCTTCGTGACGCCAGCGTCGATCAGCGGCGCGATCACGCGCCGGTCGGGGTTGGCATCGATCCAATTGTCCAAGCGGTCCTGTTCCGCTGCGTCGTACCCGAGCACGACCACATCATTGGGGAGCGCCTGGGCATCCAACACCTCTCGCTTCAGCGTTTTCGAACAGGGTGCACCGCGCGCGCCTTTCAGGTAGCGTCTCTTCCGGAACAGTTGCAACGTACTAGCACCGTAACGTGTATCAGCGAAGCGTTGGATCGACTGGCCAAACCACCGTTCACAGTCGCGTAGGAACCGAGCGTTGTCGGGGTGTTCCTCTTGCACGATTGCGTTGTGGATCACCACGTCGTGTGCCACACCATAGGCATTCAGCGCCAGTTTAGTCGCCACCGCCGATGTGACGCCGCACGAGAATTTGCAGACGATCCGCGCATCGCCCGGGATTTCTACCATAGCTGTTCCTCATCCTTCAAGGCCTTGCTCAGCTTCGCCGGCACGATCGACTTGACCGCGCCGGCGTTGGCAGCCGCGACGATCGCGCGGCCACGATTCACGGCCTCGCGTTCGGGCCGCGAGCGCACGCGGCCGGCAGCCAGGCCCCCGGGGCAGTGGCTATCGCGCATCGCCATCAGGGCCTCGATCGCGTCCAGCGCCATCGTGTACTGCCACCCCGGGCCCTCCTGGTGCTGGAGCGAGCCGTAGTGATGCGCGGTCTCGGGTGGCTTGGCCAGACCCAGGGCCCATCGCCGGTAGCGGAAGTCCAGCGTCACCCAATACTCGGCCAAGTCCTCGCACCAGTGATCCGGCGCCCGCAGGGCCACGCATTGCGCAATCGCGGTGCCCAGGTCGACGGCGCACCACCCGATGGGCAGGCAGCGCTGCACGGCCTGGGGGATGCCACCGTCACCGGCGTTGGTGCCGTTGTTGCCCCAGACCGCCGTCAGGCGCTCGGGCAGGCGAAGCTGACGCGCTGGCCCGTGCCAGATCGTCGGGAACTGGTGGCGCTCGCGCGCCAGCTGCTTCGCCCGGCCCACGGGTGCTCACACCGGTTCGAGTTGCTCGTGCGTGAGGTGCAGTGGCTCGGCTTCGCTGGCCTTGCTGCCGGAGAACTGCTCGTCGTACGCCTTCAGCGCAGCGTCCGCGTCGGTCTTCGCTTGGTCGGCATCGCGCCCCTTGCGCATCGACTCCAGATAGGTCTGCTGCCACCAGGCCCGCCGAACGGTCTCCTCGGCGGTTTCGTTTGCCACACCACCAGCCGTGAACATCCGTTGTGCATCACTCATCTTCACTCTCCTTTGATTCCTCGATTTCGCAGCGACGAGCTTCATCGCTAACGATCTTGCTCAGCATGCAGGTGTACCTGCACACCCCCGCGTCGTCCTCGACCCAGCACTTTCCGTCGTCGACGTGCCAACGGTCTGCTGCCGACAGCGCCCGCCGCCCGTACGCCAGGACTAGGCGCACGGCGTTGGCCTGATCGGTGGTGCGGTACTCGGCCGGCGGCACAGCACGCCGCACCACCTTGACCGCAACCTTTCCCTCACCCTCCCCTTTTGTAATCGTGCCGGGAGCAGCGTTTGCTACAACCTCGGCATGCTCACCGTTCTGGCTTTGATCGACATCATGATCTTCATCCTCTGGCTCCGGCTGCTCGTCATCTTCAATCGCGCTGAACGCGCTGTCGTCGATGGGCGCCCGCCACCCGGCCGACTTCGCCGCCATCGACATGATGGACCGACCGGTGATGACCTGACCCCCGCCGCGATTGGACGTGATGTATGGCCAGACGCGACTGCGGAAGAACTCAGCGTTGTGCTTGGCCGACCGCTCGCTGAACTCCTCTGCGAGCGCGAGGCCCGCTTCACTGCCCGCGGTCTCGTGGTGGATGCCGCAGATGACGCGGAACCACTCGTCGTAGTCCAGTTCCGGCGCGCCGTCGCGCCCGTTGCCGATGGCGTCGAGGGCCTGGCGCCACAGACCGGTGAGCGATGCAGCGCCCGCGTCATCGCGCTCAAACCGCGTCGGGCGCTGAACCACGGGCACGGGCAGCGAGGTGGCCCAGGCCCATTCGAGCACAGCTTCACGGCCGCGCGGGTCATCCTCCAGCAGACCCGAGATCTCGTCGAGCAGCAGCGGCACGCTGCGCCCGGCCAGGGGCAGGATGAACTGACTGCCATTGCCGTCGTGCGGCACGCTGTCTTGCTTCGGGAAGATCTCCACCTGGCCGGCCCCGACCCCTTTGGTGCCCGGCCGCAGGCCGGCAGCCTCAAGGCAGTCGCGCAGCCACTGGCGCACGCTGTAGGCGTCCTGGGCGCTGTCCCAGAGCAGGTAGAGGTGGATGCCGCGGCCTCCGCTGCTGCGAAAGAGCAGGGGCTCGGCGCCCCAGATCACGGTGAGCGCGTCGACTACCTTGGCCACGGCCACGCTCATTTCCGTCCAGGTGGACTCGCCCTTGTGACTGTCAAAGTCGAGGACGGCGAGCATGGTGACTGACTCGCCGGCCTTGATCGGACAGACACCGCGTGCCGGTCCGCCGTTGAGGTGCGCGGCCAGACGGTCAGCGGTCAGTGGGCTCTTGGTCCACGCCTGGACGCCGGCCGCATTCTTGGCGGCCGTGATGTCCGTGCGTACGCGGTCCGTGATGGGCCGCAACGCCGCGATGAGCGGGTCGTTGGGGCTCACGCCAGAGTGTCGTTGCTGGTGACGAAGCTGAAATGGTTGCGGTCCAGCACCAGCAGCAGGTTGACGAAGGTGGTGGCGCTCAGGTCGTGGTGCTTGCCCTGCTTCAGGCGTGTCATCGTGGCGCTGTCGACGCCGGCCGCTTCAGCGATGGCTGTCCGGGTGGTGCCGGCGTACTTGCAGTGCGCGTCGATCGCCTTGTCCAGGGCCTTCAGGTCGATCCGGTAGGGGCTGTGTTTCATGTGACGCCGGTCAAGTGAAGGCCGGAGGTTACAACACCGGCAAGAAGGTGAGCAAGGGCTGCGGTAACTGTTACACGGGCCTGACCTTCTGTTCCGGATACCACGTGGCGCCTTGGCGTCGCGGACCGGTGTGCTTGTGGCGGTTCTCGAACTCGAACCGGTACCAGAAACCCCTTCTGTAGGTTGGTGTGCCCGGACGCATCTGCATTTCTGCGACGAAGGCTCGGTCGTGCACATGGGCCACGCGCACCTCTTCCCCGACCTTGAATTTCGGCTGCGCGGGCTCGATCTCGAACTCGCCCTCGCCCTTGTAGATGTTGTGCGTCGGTGTGTTCGCAATCATCGCGTAGTGAAAGGCGTCGGCGCCGTCTAATGAGCCCATGTCGACACCTATCCACATGGCGCCGGTGCCCTTGGTGATCGCGTCGACGAGCATCTCTTCGAGCGCGAAATCACGCGCCCGTGCGGACTGCGCCAGCATGTTGGCCAGTTTACCGGTGTACCGGCCCACACCGGCGAAGCCGACGTACCCCGCCGCTGCGCAGCCTCGGCTTCGTCCGCTGACCCACCGAGGCCGTTTGGTGTACGCGTGGTGGACGAGCGGGGCTTTCCCGCTCATGTCCCAGCCACCGAAGAACTGAGCCCATTGCACGTCGTACTCGCCGATGTCGCGCACCCGGTCCGTAGCCAGGCGCCGCCACCGCAGGGCCTCGTTGTGGGCGATGACATCGGCGAGCAGCAGCTGCTCGCGCAGGAGTTCGAGACGGGTTTTCATGCTTGATCCTTTCCGGCTTTCTTGATGGCAGCCTCGATGCGCAGTGCAATGGCGCAGTTGGCGGCTGCCTTCTTGGTGCTCTGGCCCGACTCGTGCACCTGCCCGGCCAGGTTCTGTGCCACGGCTTTCTCGCGATGGCTTTGCTCGTAACGCCAGAACTGCGCAGCCGCCTCGCGCAGTTCGGCCACCAGTGCGGCGATGGTGGCGTCCTTCGCGGCGAGAGCGGCTTCCACGCCCCCGGACAGCAGTGCCTGCTCGTGCGTGTAGCTGGCCTGCTGCTGCTCGGCAGTCATGTACTGCGCGCGGGCCTTGCTCGCTAGCGCCTGCCAGCCGCCGATAGCGTCCCCGCTGTAGCACCACACCTCTTGGTCTCCGTCCGTGACGCGCAGGGTAGCCGCCACCGGCATGCTCGCATCGCCGCTCTTGCTGGCCTCCAGGGTTGGCTCGCTCTGACTTCCTGACACGGGCGAGTTACGCAGCCGCTCACGCCCATCGGCTTGCTGTGCGAGGTACCCCGGAGGTAGATCCGCGATGATCGATTTCAGCTTTGTCTGCGCCTCCGGAGTGAGCGTGCGCCACTCACTGTCGCGCACGCTGATCTGACGCTCCGGCTCCCCGCCCTTCGGCGCCACCATGCGCCGGGCGAGGGATTCGATGCGGTCACGATGGGCCATGTAGGCGTTGTCCGGGTACCCTCGGTAGGCTGCGACGCACTTGTCCACCGCCTGCATCAGATCCTGCACCTCTTCCGGTGCGGCGGACGCTGGTGGCCCTTCGCGCAACCATTCGCACACGTCCGCAACCCAGTCGTTGTGCGTGTACTCGGGCGGCATCCAGTTGGATTCGCTGGCCGCTTGCTTGACCGACATCCATGACTCACCGTCCAGGTCGATCGTTGGAATCTGCGCCTGCGCCTCATAGTGCGCGCGCGCGGCTTCGCGGTCGGCGCGGATCTGGGCGGCGGTGTGCAGATCATGTCGTCCAGGCTCCAACGTTTCGGCGGCAGCGGACTTTTCCAGCACCGTAGCGAACCACTTGGCATGCCCGCCTCGGAATGCAACAGCGATCGGCTCCGGCAGCGGGGCGTCGTACGGCTTCAGGGTGGGGGTCTTGTCGGTCATGTCAGTCCTTCAGTTCCGCACGCATGCGTTTCAGCACTTCCTTGCCTGCGGCGTTCGATGGGTAGTGGCTCCAGTCCTCCTCGCACATCGGGAACGCATCGGCGATGATCGCCCTCAGCCGCTCCACCTCTGCCTGCAGCGCGATGCATTGCGGCGTGTACCGAGGCGGGTCTCCGCGGAATACGCCATTGCACGCGTCTGGGTCGTGCATCATTCGCCGCTGGTGCTCCTTGAGGCGATCCACCTCTGCCTGCGCATCCACGAGCAGCGCTTCGAGGCCGGCGATGCGGGTCTGCGCGTCCTGGGCGATCTGCTGCGCCTCCCGCATGTGGCCGGACAGGAACGCGTTGCGCTCCTCCAGTTCCACGGCCTTGCGATTCGCCACACGCAGCGCTGCCGCGTCGAAGTCCTCCCAGCCGGACCCAAAGGTGCCGTTCATGATGGCCGCCATGTCGCCGATCTTGGTCTGCGCATCCGCAAGCTCACGCTGTAGTCTGGCTTGCTCGTCCTGCACCAGCAGGATGGCGCCAGCATCCAGCATGCGCTGCGCCTGCGCATCCGCGAGGCGCTGGAGGGTCGCCTTGTCGTGGGCTTCGATTGCGTTGAGGCCCAGCCGCAAATTGACCTTGTCGCGCGCCGCCGCGGCACGAACACTATCCACGACCAACTGCCGACGCTGCATCAGCCACGCCTGCGGGTCGAACTCTTGGGGGGTGGTGTCGGGAGTCATTGCTCGTGGTCCTTCATTCGTTCGACAAGGCACAGGGTATCGTTGTGGCCGCCTCCGTGCATCGTCTCGTGTGCCGGCGCCGGCTGCAGCGCGGCGATGCTGGCGGTGATCTGGTCTTGGGTCATCATGGGTCGTGCTCCTTCAAGCGTCTTCAAACCTTACGGGGCGGCCCGCGAACTCCCCAGTTCGCATGTCTCTCGGGCCGGCCGCTAAGGTCACTACAACATCGGCGTCACCTCCTGCGGGGTTGGTAAGAAAAGGTTCCTACAGCAGCATGTCGCGCGTTGCCGCGTCTGCACCGTCCCAGCCCGCACGCCAGTGGACGGCCTTGTCCGGCGCGCCGCGAAAGGACTCGCGATCCAGGCCCAGACGCCGCGCCTTCGCGCCCTCAGCCCGCAGCAGTGCGTGCGCACGGGGCACGACCGTGGTCTTCGTGCCCCAGCGGTTGACCTTGTGGTAGTTCAGATTGCTCACCAGAGCTGCTCCTCTTCCGGCGCCTGGACCTTGCCGTCGTACGTGAAGACCAGGCCGCCGTCGTCCTGGCACTCCATGGTCAGCTTGCCGCCGTTGGCGCCGCGCGGCCAGAGCACCCCGATCACAGGGACTCCGGCCTTGCGCAGCTGCTTGACGACGAAGTCGCCGCGCAGGCATTCGTTGCCGCTGAAGGGGCGCATTTGCGCCACCGTGATCTGGATCGTGACCATCAGAGACTGTTACCCTTGGCAGGCGCGACGATGTACGGCTGCTTGCCCGGCGCCGGGATGATCGCGCAGCCGGTGAAGCGCCGCCACTTCGTCTCCTGGCCCGACACGATCTGCGCCCTGTTGAGCACCATGATCTGCTTGGCGGCTGCCATGCACGACTTCAGGTCGGTGAAGACCGCACCGTCGATGTCGTACCCTTCCGCGGCCCCGGCATTCGGTGCCTGCTCCAGCGGCTGGTGGATCACGGACATGACCACCACGACATCGGACGTGTTGTCGGCCTCGGCCTGTGCGGATTCGAGGGCCTTACCTTTCGCATGCAGCGGCAGGAGCAGTGCGGCCAGGACCGCGAGAGCCACGACGGCCCAGAACACGAGACGGATGAGCTTCGAACGCATGAGCGCCTCCAGCAGAAAGTGCCGCACTGAACACCGTGCGGCGGGGTGTGTTTCAGTCGATCAGGATCAGCGCACTCGGCGGGTATGCCAGGCCGTCATCGAGCAGGATGCCGTTGCCCGGCATGTAGATCGCGGCCACGGTCTTGAAGGCGTTGACCTGGGATGCGTGGCTGTTGGTCCACTCACCACCCCAGCCGGGATCAGCCGGCGGGTCGCCACTGATCGGGTCCACCGGATCCACGACTTGCACCCGCAAGCCCGGCAAGAAAACCCGCTCGTTGAACCCACTGTCGGTATCCATGAACGCGGCTTTGGCACCGGCCGGCAACGGCGGACCATCGACACCGAAGGCCTTGCTGAACTCGTCGGTGACGACGGTGGCCACCAACCGAGCATCACGCACCGTGTTTTCGAGGTTTTCGGGATCGATCGACCCCATGAACGCCTCGCGCCAGATCTCGCGACGTTCCTTGGCGAGCTCGCGTTGCAGCTTCTTGTTCCCGTTCATTTGGATCCTTTCTGCTGCTTCTCGCAGCGCTTGGCGTATTCGCAGTTGGCGCACGCCGTGGCCAACGTGCTCTGAGGGATGATCAGTTTCATGCGCAGCGCCGCCTTGCGGATGCGCAGCGCCGCGTCGGCACTCGGTGTCCGCCACCCCGATGCATACTGGCGCATCGTGCCGCGGGGGATACGGGCGAGGTCGGCGAGCTTGTCGCGTTGCTCGGTGTCCAGGTCCTGCAGGAGGGTCTTGGTCATCATGGGTCCCAATGTAGCATTTGCTGCAACGTCAAACAAGGGCTAAAATCATGCCTGCCGGTTCTTCGGAGCGCCGGCAAGTCGGGCTAGTCCCAACCTACGCCCGATGTTCAAACCCTTACGCCCACTTCGGTGGGCGTTCTTTTTGCACGCTGTTGCAAAAAGGCTTGCAACGCTTGCAGCAACTGCTACACTCGGCGCTCGTTTTCCGTGAAACCGGACCCAGAGGTGGGGATCGTGGTAGTACGCCTGCGCTTGTGGTGGCTGCGCCTTTGTCTGAAGCATTTGCTGCAACGCCTCAATCACCTTGCGAACGAACGTGACCACGCACTGTTCTGCTACGACATGGAGGTCGTCGATGAAGTAGAAGCCAAAATCCGCCGCATCAGTCGTCGCTGTGCGCGCTTCGGCGCCGCCATCACCTACATCAACCAACGAAGGAAATCATGACCGTCCAAGTGACCATGACCTTTGCCACCGCGGCGGAAGCAGCCAGCGCGCTCGCACGCATGACCGGTGGCACCAAGGACGCACCGAACCCTCAGGCAAAGCCTGCGGCGACGGAAGCCGCTGCCGCTTCTTCGCCGCCTGCCGCGTCGGCAGCTGCATCCGAGACGAAGGCGCCGGCATCGACGAAGCCGCCCGCCGCTTCGCCGAAGCCCGAACCCGACAAGCCCAAGGCCCCGCCGCCCCCGCCCCTGCCGGCTGAACCCGAGGTCAAGTACGCGACCTCCGGTCTGCCCGAACTGATCAAGGAAGCCCAGGTCGCCGGCCGGATCGCCGACGTGAAGGCCTACCTGGCCGAGGTCGGCGTGGAGAAGGGCCCGCAGCTCGACACGAAGGGCGCCGACGCCATCGCCAAGGTGAAGGCCAAGGTGGAAGCCCTGGTCGCCGAGATCAAGGCCGCGGAAAGCGTGGCGTGACCCTGACCGCGCTGGCGCAGGCGCTGCAAGAGGCCGGTCTGCGGTCTCCAGTGTCGCGCTGGCGCGATCTCCAACACTCACCGTGGGTGGCCTTGCGATACCAGATCGTGCACCACCCGCGCTACGACTTCAGAACCGTACTCAAATGAGCGATCACGCGCGTCTGAGCCCCAGCGGCTCCAAGAAGTGGTTCGCTTGCCCTGGCTCGTTGGCCCTCGAAGCCTTCGTCCCGAACGTGCCCAACGACTACAGCGACGACGGCACCGCGTGCCACCACGTGCTGGAGCAGTGCCTGAAGCAGCACATCGCCGGCTTGCCGGGCACCGACGCCGATGCGTACGTCGGCGACGAGATCCCGGTGAACGGATCCGATGAGCCGGAGCGCCTCTTCGAGTTCACCGACACGATGGCCGAGAAGACGCAGATCGTGATCGACGGCGTGATCGCCCTGGCCGGTGAAGACATTCTCACGGCTGAAGAGCGCGTCGACTTCAGCGAAGACATCGCGATCCCGGACCAGTTCGGCACGCTGGACGTGTCGATCCTGCGTGTCGCGTTGAAGGAACTGTGCATCGCTGACGCGAAGTTCGGCTACCGGCCGGTGCCGGTGGAGCGCAACACGCAACTCATGACCTACGCGCTGGCGAAGTACCGCCAGATCGAACTGATCTACGAGGTCGAGACCGTCCGGTTCTTCATCTTTCAGCCGACACTGCGGACCGAACCGTTCGAGTGGTCGTGCACGATCGAGGAACTGCTGGCCTTCGCCAGCACGCTGCGCAGCAAGGGTTGCAGCGTGCAGCTCGCCCAGCGCGAGTTCGATGACTGGCTACTGGACACGCATGAGCCCCTCGACGGTGCCCCGTTCGATCTGCCCGCGGCGCTGCTGGACATGCACCCGCGCCTGAAGCAGTGGGCCGAAACCTTCCTGAACCCGCGCCCGAACGCCGAAGAGTGCGCCTTCTGCCGCGTGATGCACTGCTGCCCGAATGCGAGCCTCGAATTGCAGCGCCTGGCCGACGCGAACTTCGGCGTGATCGCCGAGGACGAAGCCGCGGGCCGCGCTGCCGTGAACGCGGTCCAGAACTACTCGGCGCCGCGCCTGTCCGAAGCGATGAAGGCCGCGCCCTTCATGGAGGACTGGATCACCGCCGTGCGGGCCGAGACCGAGCGCAAGCTGCTGCGCGGCGAGGAAGTGGAGGGTTTCGGCTTGCAGCTGGGCCGCCAGGGCATTCGGCGCTGGAGGGATGCGGCCGAGGCCGAGGCCGAGTTCAAGCGCCAGCGCCTGAACATCGAGCAGATGTACAACCTCAAGCTGATCAGTCCCACGCAGGCCGAGAAGCTGGCCAAGGTGAAGAAGCCCAAGAAGGGCGAACAAGCCGTGAAGCCG